TCAATTCTGGTATACAAAAGTATGGGAAAGGCCATTCTTAAAGATGATGGAGGAAACACGACCATCAACCACATAGACAGAATCCAAAATAGTTTCCATGTATATTTTGAGCACATCAGGAGAAACGGTCTGCGCCAGTGACTTATAATAAATGTATTCTCGACCAATAAGTTTTTTCGTAATGAGGAGGTGGCTTGCTTGCCGTACAAAATCCTCATCCGATAATGTGGAATTGGCATCATGCGTAACCATACCGAGCCGGGTGTTAATATCCTGAATCCTGGAGGATATTTCATTTTTCTGTATGATGAAATCCTTTTCGGTCATTGCCCTTTCGGAATAAAGGTATAAATCCTGCAGCCGCTTCAAGGCACGCTCCTGTTTTTCCTTATCCTTGCGGAGAGATTCAACCTCTGGATTGACAGCAGCCTTTTTCTTACGAGGACGCTTCACAGAAAAGATATAGGAACTATCAGAACCGTACCGAGATAGAAGATTATAAAATTCATTCAGACCATCTTCCGATATATGCTGCACATCCTTGAATGAACCACCACAAAGTAAACGTTTTTCAAGTTCCGCAGGGGAGCTGATGGAGGAAAAAGAGCTTTTTGCATTGAGCATATTCAAAACATAATTTATGACAAATTCTCCGACAATCAAATCGTTTATAGAGGGATTGTCACACTCATGCGTTTTCCTCTTTTTCGGGCACGAATAAGTAGTAGTGCGGAATCCGTCAGCCTGCAATCTTCCAGGAGTAGAAACTAATTTATTGCCGCATTTTCCACAGTAAAGGATACCGGAAAAGACATATACATTTTTTGAACGGTGTTTTTGACCCGGAAGATTAGACGTTCTTTTATTTGTATCCATAATATCACATATCTTTTCATGTTCTTCCAAAGTAAATATTGCAGGGTGATGGTCTGGAACAAGCACCCACTCATCCTCTGGATTGATGGTTCTGTTTTCAGTCCCCTTATAATGATTGTATCGATAGATACCGGCGTAAAAAGGACTGGACAGTATTTTCCATACAGCAGTAGGGGACCAGAGCGCACCTGACCGGGTAGGAGCTTTCTTATCGTTTAGTAGTTTTGCTGTATGAATAATAGACTTATGTTCAAAATAGTCTGTTTTCATAAGCTGACATATATCAGCTTCATCCTGGATGATGGAGAACACAGAAGTTTCAGCATCGTAGGCATACCCATAAGGAACCCTGCCGCCGTTCCAAAGTCCTTGGTTGGCTCTTGAAATCATCGTTGCGGTAACACGTTCAGATGTCATGTTTCGTTCCAGTTCCGCAAATACCAAAATAATCTTGAGCATAGCTTCACCCATGGCGTTTGATGTATCAAACTGTTCATTCTTACTGACGAAAGTTACTCGCAGGGATTGAAGCTCTTCGTACATTTCCGCAAAGTCCAGAAGATTACGAGAGATACGGTCTATTTTCCATACAAGTAAATGGGAGAATGAGCCGGAACGTATTTTCTGCATCATTTCCTGAAACGCAGGGCGGTCAGTATTCTTGCCGGAGTATCCTGCATCTTCAAATATTTCATAATCCTCAATACCGAGGATAAGTTCACAATAGGCGATAAGGTCCTTACGTTGCATTGGTAAGGAATCCTTATCTATCTGATGGGTTGTAGATACACGAATGTAAATAGCAACCTTACGAGGGCGTTCTGCCCGGTTATTGGCTCTTCCTGCCAATGATTTATTTCTCATGATGATTTTCCCATATAACAAGAAAAGCCCCATGCCTGGGGCTATATCGTGTCGATATGCGGTGCGTATTTATTCAGCACAGCCCAAACGACATTCTTATCATCTGAACTGGCAAGCTGATAGCAAGCCAATAATCGCTGGAGTTCCTGCACATAAGCATCGCGTTCACTATCATTGCCCTTAGATGATGGCTCATATAGTTTTATGATATTGTCAGTTTTCGACATAGCACACCGTCCTTTCTGAAATTATTCTGGTTTGTTGAGATGCCGGTATCTGGCATAGTCCAAAGTAATTACGCGTTCATCTTGTCTACATACTTTTCAGGCTGGACCATATGAGTGCGTAAGAAGTCCAGGCAAAGTTGCTGCCTGTCTGCCGGTATGTGGGAGAAAACATCAAGAAGTTGCTGCTCCATATCGGACAACTCACTATTTTGTGTTGATGGTTTTGCAACAGGTGGATTATCACCATATACAAAATCATCCAATGTCATATTGAGGTGTTCAGCCATTTCCATAACAATGTCTAATTTTGGGGATTTTCCTGCTTTCCAGCTCCCTGTATTTCCCTCTGCACGCCCTATATCACGCAGAACTTGGGTTATTGTAGTGCCTCGCTTTTCACAGGCTTCACGAAATCTATCGTATAACATAATGACCTCCTAAAATAAAACTCAAAAAAATGCGTTACAGGGGTTGACCTACTCAATACTATGAGTTATAGTTACCAATGTAAGATGCATTTGAGAATGAAATAAAGATTACATACTCATTATTTTACATGAGAACCTTACAAAAGTAAAGAATAAGCGGAATCGAGAAAGGGAGGGTGCGAGATGAAGAAAAGACTTCCGCCTTGGTGCAAGTTAGTAAAGCACACCTTGATTGACAGGGACATGGAGGTGTCCGAATTGGCAAATAAAACCGGGATGGCACGACCGTATTTATCCTCCATTATCAACGGCAGGGTTTACAGTCAATCGGCGGTTAACAAAGTGAGCGATTACCTTGGAATCAGTAATGATTATGATGCCATTTATCAACCTGTTAATAGTATAGGGCAAGACGAAGAAAACTAACATAGAGGATGGTTACAGGACATGAACGAAAACGTGTATTTTGAGTGCAGGAAAAGAGCTGCAATACATAATGAGAGATTGAACAGCAGAGCCGGAGCGGCTGAAATACTTGGGATTTCCGAATCAACCCTTGCACATTATGAGTTAGGAATAACGAAAAACATTCCTGTAGATGTGGTCGTGATGATGGCGGAGGTATACAACGCACCGGAGCTGAAATGTAATTTCTGCAAAAGCGAATGTCCGATAGGAAAGGAACTGCCAATAGCAACACAGGCAGGGAACATTGAGGGCATAACGGTGAGGATGCTTGCAGGATTGGAAGATGAAAAGATTGACAAAATCCAAAAGACGTTATTGAGGATAGCGGCTGATGGAAAAGTAGAAACGAATGAGAGTGAAGAGCTGAAAGAAATCGTAAGCTCGTTGGATGAGGTGTACAAAGCAATCACAGAACTGCGAATGATGGCAGAAAGGAAGTAGAAATCATGGAATTGATTGACAGACTGAAAGAAGTCCTGAAAGAAGAATTTAATATCTGTTCTGACGAGGAACTTTTGGAGGCTGTACAGTCGATGCCAGAACTTGATTTAGGGATATTTGTTACGCCGCTGAAAGGAGATAACAATGCGAAGAGTGCATAAAAGAAAAATAAAAGTCCTTATAGTTGATGCGGCGATGATGTTTGCCGCAGTTCAAATGACAGTGTGTATGCATGGGAAACAAAGATATACTGCATCAGCCCAGGACATATCCAGTTACGAGGTATATGCAGAAGATAGCACACAAGAGGCTGTTACAGATAATGAGCCACAGGAAACATTCAAAACGGAATATACCGCCACAATTATGAATGAGGAAATCAATGCGGATGATGCCTATATGCTTGCAAAAATCGCTATGGCAGAGGCCGAGGGCGAAGATGTGGAGGGGAAAGCTCTTGTCATGTTGGTAGTTCTGAACAGAACAAAAACAGATGGATTTCCTGATACGGTGTCAGATGTGATTTATGAAAAAGGACAGTTCACACCGGTAGCAAATGGAAGATTCCAAAAAGTGGAGCCGGACAAAGAATGCTTCGAGGCATTGCAGCTGATTGCTACAGACAAGTGGGATGAAAGCCAGGGAGCAACTTATTTCGAGAGCGAAAGTAGTAGCACATGGCACAGAGATAATCTGAATTATCTTTATTCGCATGGCGGACATGATTTTTATACAGGCAGGGAGGAATAAGAAAATGCTTGAAAGGATGATAGCGAAACACTGGGTGGCGTTAACAGTTGGGTTTGTACTTTTAGGTGTACTTATCAGAGTGAGATATAACACACAAGGACATTTTGCAATAGGCAGTGAATGGCTGATGCCGGGGTTTGTGCTTTTTGTGGAGTGGCTCATAAGAAAGATGAGGGAGGTACTGATTGATGCAGGAATTATACGAGGACATAAGACAAGATGCAGAAAAGCAAGGGTACAGCATGACGGACGAGAAGTTTACAGAACTGGTGCAGTACGCAGAGAGAAAAGCAACTGTAGCAGGCAAAGATGAATCTTACATTCCGTATTTGCTCCCAGATGTGATTAAAGAATATTTTATCAGAAATGCAATAAATGAGGTCACAATCGGGACAATGGAATTTGAGAGATATATAAAAACACAAAAACAGGAGGATGTAAACGATGGCAGAAATGACAGAGAAACAGTGGCTTTCAGGGGTACAGAGTTCAATTATCAAGGAACTGACTACACACAAAGCAGCATTGCCAGCAGGATTTAATCAGGAGCGTTTCGCCTTGAATACGGTTACGGTTATTTCCGAAATGCTGAAAGACAAAAAGAAAAAGACGGAGCTTTGCAAGCTGACATTTGAATCAATGGCAGTGTGCTTGTGCAAAGCGGCATATCTGGGGTTGGATTATTTCAACGGAGAATGTTATGCGATTCCGTATGGAGGAGAACTTAACTTCCAGACGGACTACAAGGGCGAAATCAAGATGTGCAAGAGGTTTTCCAGAAACCCGATTAAGGATATATTCGCAAAGGTGGTCCGGGAGGATGATTTCTTTACAGAAGAGGTGGACGCAGGCATTCAGAATGTGATTTACAGACCACAGCCATTTTCAAATAAGCCAATGATTGGAGCTTTTGCGATTGTGGTTTTCAAGGATGGCTCCATGATGTATGACACTATGAGCGTAGAAGAAATTGAGAATGTCAGAAATACATATTCCAAAGCCAAAGACAGCCAGGCTTGGAAGAGCAGCACAGGAGAGATGTATAAAAAGACGGTCCTCCGTAGATTGTGCAAGCTGATTGACCTTGATTTTGACAACATCGAACAGCAGAAAGCCTATCTTGCAGGCGGCGATGTGGAGTTTGAAAACGGTCAGCCGGTATTCATTGATGGAAGAACAACCACAGCCGCATTGCCGGATAACGGTGCTCCGGTTGATGCATTTGCACAGATGGAGCAGGCGAAGAAAGAGCCTGTACCGGTAGAACAGCCACAGGAAACTAAAGAGCCGGTACAGCAGACACTTCCTTTTGAACAGCAGCAAGAGGAACAGCCGGAGCCAATGCCTGACGGAGAAGGCTTCATGATGCCGGATGAAACATTAGACGATTTACCTTGGAAATAATAGGAGGATGAGAAAATGAACGAATTACAGGTAGTAGTAAAACAGGAAGTAGGAAAAATCAACTGGAACTTTGAAGAATTGAAAACAGCACTTGCCGCAGAGATGCAGAAATACGTTGGCATTGTGTATGACGATAATTCAATCGCAGATGCGAAGAAAACAGTTGCATACCTTAGAAAATTAAAAGAATCCGTTGAGGATAGAAGAAAAGATGTCAAAAAGAAGTGCCTGGAACCATACGAAACGATGGAGAAGCAGGCAAAGGAACTGACACAGCTTATTGATGAGCCTATCAATACGATTGCAAAGCAGGTAAAGGACTACGAAGAGGAGCAGAAAAAGAAGAAAAAAGAGGAAATCCTTGCATACATGAAAGAGGCGTTTGCAGAACTGCCGGAAACAGTTGCTTCAAAGCTGAAATTTAAGATTTATGACAGCAAGTGGGAGAACAAGTCCACAACGAAGAAAACCTGGCAGGATGCGGTAAATACTTCGCTTGATAATACAAAAGGCGACTTGAACATTTTGAATGGAATCGAGGAAGATTTCAGAGAGGATGCGAAAAAGGTATATGAAAAAAATCTGGTATTATCCGAGGCATTATCCAAGGTTCAGGAGCTTCGCAAACAGAAAGAGGTGATTCTGGAAAGAGAAAGGCAGAAGAGAGAAAAAGAAGAAGCTGCCAAGCGTGAAGCACTTGCCAAAAAGGAAGAGAAGCCGCAGGAGCCAGAGAAAACACCGGAGCCTGTCACTTCTGCAGAACCTAAGACTGAAATGGGAAAGGCAATCGAAAGTATTGAAAGACACGCATATCAGCAGGCAGTAACCGGAGCGACTGTGAATCCGGTAACGCAGCAGCCGGGATTGAGCGGAGGCAAAAAGATTTGGACAATCCAGGTCAGAGGAAATGAGGAGCAGCACAAAAAGATTCTGGATTATATCAAATTCGTTGGAGCAGAGTACAGGGAGGTCTAAGAAATGGGAATGCAGTTGACGGAAGAAAATTATTATTCAGACATTGCAAATTATGAGTATATGTCCGTATCCCAGTTCAAGGATTTTAACGGCACATATGGCAGGGTGGCTTGCGAAGAGGCTGCTCTTGCAAAGCTCAAAGGAGAATACACACAGGGAAGTTCAACAGCATTGATGGTCGGCAGCTACGTTGATAGATATTTCGAGGGAACACTTGATGCATTCAAAAATGAACACCCAGAGATGTTCAAAAAAGATGGAAACCTGAAAGCGGAATATGTAAAAGCAGATGCACTGATTCAGAGAGCAGAGAGGGACGAACTCTTTATGAAATATATGTCCGGGGAAAAGCAGGTCATAATGACTGCAGACCTGTATGGAACGCCCTGGAAAATCAAAATGGATAGTTACATTCCGGGAGTTGCAATCGTAGACCTTAAAGTTATGGCATCCCTTACAAAATTGGAATGGGTGCGAGATATAGGATACTTAGATTTCGTCCGTTACTGGGGGTATGACATCCAGGGTGCGATATACCAGGAAGTTGTATATCAGAATACCGGAAAGAGATTGCCATTCTACATTGCAGGAATCAGTAAGGAAAGCACACCGAATATTGAGATTATCCACGTACAGGATAATTACTTGAGGGAGGCAAGGAACGTTGTTCAGGCAAATATAAATCATGTACTGGCAGTAAAGAGAGGAGAAATCGAACCTTTGAGATGCCATTGCTGTGATTATTGCAGGGAAACAAAAGTGCTGAAAAGGCCGATAGGAATAGCTGACCTCGTAGCAGAAGTTTAGAGAAATTGGAGCGGATACAATGGGAAAGTCAGAGGACAAAAAGAGCTTTCAACTTTATAACGATTATATAGACCACTTCTCGCTAATGTCAGATGAGGAGGCTGGAAAGCTGATAAAGACAATATTCTGTTATGTAAATGATTTGCCTTGCGAAGAATTAACAGGATTGCCTTTAATGGCTTTCTCCTTTATCCGGTCACAGCTCAAAAGAGATAGCGATAAGTACGATGCCAGATGCGAGATAAACAGAAGAAACGGAAAACTGGGAGGCAGACCCAAAAAGGTACAGACAGAAGAACCGAAAAAACCGAATGGTACAGAGGAAACCCAGTCGGTTCTTGATATTCCTGGCATTGAGGCGGAAGAAAAGAAAGAGACAGAACAGGTAGTGCCGCAGGAACCGCCAAAGAAACCGAAGAAAACAGAGTACAGCACAGATTTCCAGAGATTCTGGGGAATATACCCAAGAAAAGACGGAAAAGGCGAAGCGTATAAAAAATATAAAGCACGCCTTAACGATGGATGGTCACCGGATGAATTATGTGAGGCGGCAGAGAATTACAAGAAAAAACTGGTTCGGGATAGAACAGAGAGCAAATACATAAAACACGCCAAGACGTTCCTCAGTGAGAATACACCTTTCGAGGACTTCTTGAATAAACAGGAAAATAATAGGGTTGAGGAATCACAGGAGGACGAGGGAAACCCATTCAGATAGATTGGAGGCATGGCAGATGGATGGAACAGCAGAAATGTTCGCAGGATTTGCACAGAGGATTGCGAGAGAGGCAGGAACACAGCAGGAAATGATGCGAGAGGGAGATTATATCGAGGACGGTCTTATCCATTGCGGCAAATGCAAAGGGAAAAGGCAGACCAGAGTAAAAATCCCTGGCAGCGGAGGGGCAACAATAACTGTCCCATGTATTTGCAAATGTGAAGCAAAGGCAGAAGAGAATAGAAAGAAGCAGGAAGAGGCCAGACAGGAATTACAGAGAATGGAACGTCTGCGGTCAGCAAGCCTTATTGAAAACAGATTGAAAAATGCCAATCTTACCACATTTCAGCAAACAAAAGATAATGTGCAGCTTTATAAGATAGTCAGAAATTACGTGCAGAATTTTGATGAGATGTACAGGAACAATCAGGGGTTGCTTCTATATGGTCCGGTTGGAACCGGCAAGAGTTATGCCGCCGCTTGTATTGCAAACGAACTGCTGAATCAGAAAATACCGGTAATAATGACATCATTTGTAAAAATATTACAGATGATACAGGACAAACAGGTGGAGGAATCAGAGCTGATAGCAAGGTTGAATAATGCAAGGCTGCTCATCATTGATGATTTAGGAACAGAGCGTAATACGGATTATGGACTGGAAAAGGTTTACAACGTGATAGACAGCAGATACCTTGCAGGAAAGCCGCTAATTCTGACAACTAATTTGATGCTGACAGATATGAAAGAAAACATGGATACGAGATACAAAAGGATATATGACAGAATTTTTGCGATGTGTTTTCCACACAGAGTAGCCGGGGCATCCTGGAGGATGAATCAGGCGGCGGATAGATACGATGAGATACGAAAGAGATTATTGGAGGATTAAACGATGGAAAAAGTAGCAGAGTTAATTTGTTCAACAGTGGAGGACCGGTCAATCATGACTGGAATCCTGGTAAAAAACGGATACACAGTAGGACCGGGCAGAATCCCTAGAAAATCAGGGAAATCTTACGATTACACCTTGAAAATATACAGAGAGAAAGAGGAGGAAAAGTCATGAGCTTAGAGAAAAAGATATATCGGGAGTGGGCGTTTACAGAAAACGAATCGGAAAAAGCCAGTATCAATCGTGAAATTTACAAAGAACTTTGCGAAAAGTACAAAATTTCAAGATATGAAGTGGAAAATCCGGATGATTATGACATCGTATTGAAAAGAACGGCTGGATATAATCATTCGACCTATGCAGTCATTAAAAATAACACAAATCTGTCGCAGTTGGAGCTTGCCTTGATTTGTGATGATGGAAACCTTTGCTTTGGTTACACAATGGAGGGTTCACTGTTCTATATTTTTGAAGATTAGAAAGGCGATGAATCAATGATACTGGAAATAACGGAGGCTGGCGATATGAAATCAATCAAATTTACCGTACCTGGAAATCCGTTCGGAAAACAGCGACCAAAATTCGCCAGAATGGGTGCATATACAAAGACTTACACACCAAAAAAGACAACACAGCATGAAAAAGAGGTTGCAGAGTGTTTCCTGGAAGTTGCCAGAGGCAGAAGATTTAAGGAAAAGGAGCCTCTTGATATTCGCATCATAGCATATTACCCGATACCACAGTCAACCTCAAAGAAGCGGCGAAAAGAAATGCTTGAGCATAGAATCAGACCAACAGTGAAGCCGGACCTTGATAATGTGGCAAAGCTCATATATGACGCGTTGAATGGCGTAGCGTGGTATGACGATAATGCGATTGTAGATACGCAGGTGAGAAAGTTCTATTCTGATACACCAAGGGTGGACGTATTCATCCGGGCAGTGGAATAGATTTTCAAATAAAACATAGGAGGATTCAAACAAAATGAGTATTTTGAATTACGAAGAAATGACACTGGAAAGCGATACATTCCAGGCAGCGAGAGAAACATTCAATCTGATGATGCAGAAGTTATTCAGAAAGATGGAACAGTCTGATATGGACGAGGGAAGTATCGACCTCAAAATCAGCATTGAACTGAATGAGGATTTCGTACCGCAGGAAGATGGAACAACGGTAAGAATCAAAAAGCCTCTTATCAAGCATAAGATTTCCACTGTTGTACCGGTAAAGGACAGTGCGGACGGCAAGAGAGATACAGGAATGTGCCTGGTATACGACGAAAAGCTGAAACGATATGTGCTGAAATATGTTTCTACCGGAGGGCAGATGAACATTTTCGATATGGAGCAGCAGGCAGAGAACGATGCAGATATTGTGGATAGCGAAACACCAGCCATTGAGGGACAGCCTACATACTTCCTGCCGGACAATCAGGCGAATGAGGAATCCGAAGAGCCGCAGGAGGAAGAGCAGGACGGCGGAACAGACGGTATGATGACTGTACCAGATAATGTGGATGAGGAAACAGATACAGACGTTCCTAGCGGCGATTACGATAGCACAGACGATAGCGGTATGCCATTGCCATTCAGCGAGGGCGATGATGATTACCCATACGATGAACCGATGGAGGAATAGAGATGTTCAAGAGAGAAAAGAGAATGCATAGCTTTATTATCAGAGCGCAGGAAATCCTTGCAGAGGGAAAGAGAGAAGAATCGGCAAAGATGGTCATTCAGGGATTGCAGCATTATTCCAATAAAATCATTGGAGCAATACAGCCATATTCCAAAGCGGATGCAACATTGCTGGTTATTGCGTTAAGATACCTTGCAGACCAGGTGGAACAGAAAAACGGCTGCGCATTGGCAGTAAAAGCATTGAGCAAAACCATTGAATTTCCTGAACTGGAAGAGGTTGAAAAGGTAAGAAAAGCAACAGAGGGGATGTAGAAATGAAACAGATAAAAATATTTGTGATTGCAGCCATTATTGCAGTAACCTCATTAACTGGGTGTGAAGCCAGGAGAAATGATTCATCAGATAACAAAGAGCTATACGGAGATGATGTTCTGGAAACGGTAGGGGACACCTATGGAGTATCTTTTTACGAGATAAGAGATACAAAAACAGGCGTTCACTATTTCGTATCAAAACCAGGAGGGATAACTGTAAGGCTTAATGCTGACGGAACACCATATGTTGATTAAGAATCAAGCATTGGAAAGGAGGCGATAATGGATGAAAAAGGCGAATCGTGGAAATTTTGGAACCTGTGCAAAATGCCATCAGCAGATATTGTGGATTAAGACCATAAACGGTAAGAATATGCCGGTAAATGCAAGACTGATAACATACCGGGTTCCGAAAGAGGGAAAAGGAAAAGAGAGAATCGTCACACCGAATGGCGAAACAGTGAGTGCGGAAATTGTACAGTCTGGGACGCAGGATGCCACCGGCGTAGGATATATCTCACATTTTGCTACTTGCCCGGTTGCTAATATGTTCCGCAGGAAATAAAAAAGGAGCCTCCTGCAATACGATGATTGACAATCGGCTCCTAAAACACAAAAACTACTGTCATTTTATTATGGCAATTCCGAAAAGTCAATCTGTAATTGTAGGAGGTCAGAGAAAGTGGGAAAAGCAGAAAGAAGAGTATCACTCACAAAAGAGGAAATAAAAGCACTCTGTGAGGAGGCTGCCGATAAAGCAGTCGAGAGAAGCGAAAAGGCAAGAAAAAAGAGCATTGCACAGGAAAAGAAAACCCTTCTGTACAATACCAAAAAGCTGTTGGAGAATTACACGAAGCTGAAAGACTATGCAGAAAAGGCGGTCTGCACTATTGATGAGGCGGAACAGGTAGATGAGAGCATCGTAAATATGGATGTTCTGTACGGATTCAGAATCTTTGATGAAGATAAAACGCTACACAGGCAGTTAAAGGGAATCAATGCAGTAAAGTTTATGCTCGCACATGTGGACCGGATGTTAGAAGTGTACCAGAAAGAATGCGAAACATCATCGAATGAGATTATACAGCGTAGATGGAAAGTCATTCAGATGATGTACCTTGACAGAGAGAAAAAGAAGAGCACAAAGGAAATTGCGGAATTTTATAACATGGAACTGTCCACAATCCAGAAAGATGCAAAAGAGGCACGAAATGACCTGACGGTATTATTTTTCGGCTTAGATGCTATGATTTTGCATGATTTTGGGAACCCGATGGATAAATAAAAAACCGTTCGGTTTATTTTGAATCCGTTTTTTTTCCTTTGACCGTCAATTCGACCGATGATATAGTGTATGGTGCAATCAGAAGAAATTCTGGATGTAAAGAATGTGGCTGCTGTACTCGTTCTTTTTCTCGTGTGGCAGGAGAAATACCTGCCACGCTCCTAAAATTAAATATCAGTAACATAAAAGTCATATCTGAAAACGGTATGGCTTTTTGTTTTACCTGGAATGAGGAGCGAAGAGGATGAACAGACGCAGGAGCCGGGAAGATGAAAGGAGCGAGACAATAAATGAACAGCAGCATTGAAATTGTCATGCGGAAGATTGGAGAACTGAAACCGTATGAGAATAACCCAAGACATAACGACATGGCGGTGGATGCGGTAGCAGCATCTATTCAGCAGTTTGGATTCAAAAATCCAGTTATCATTGACAAAGATGGAGTGATTGTCGCAGGACACACCCGATATAAAGCGGCAAAGAAGCTGGGAATCACAGACATACCATGTATCAGTGCAGATGATTTATCAGAAGAGCAGATTAAGGCGTTCCGGCTGGCAGACAACAAGACCGCAGAGCTGGCAGAGTGGGACGAGGATTTACTTGGAAAAGAAATGCAGGAAATCATAAACATTGATATGAGCCAGTTCGGATTTTCCATTGGAGAGGATGAGCTGGGAGAGGAAATGCAGGACGATAAGTACACTCTGAAAGTAAAAATACCGCAGTATGAGATTACAGGAGAGTGCCCGGAAATATCTGATATGCTGGATAGCAGTAAAGCAGATGAGCTGATACAGGAAGTTGAAGCCGCAGACATCCCGGAAGAGATAAGGGAGTTTCTAATACAGGCGGCACGCAGGCATAATGTATTTAATTACCGGAATATCGCAGAGTATTACGCACATGCAGAACCGGAAGTGCAGAAATTATTTGAAAAGTCCGCACTCGTAATAATTGATGTGAACGATGCCATAGCAAACGGATATGTGCAGTTGGCAACTGACATCACAGACATTATGGAGGGCGAAGCCGATGAGGAATGATTTCGCAGTTTTCATACTGACACATGGGCGAGCAGATAATGTGGTTACGGTTCCTGCAATTAAAAAGGCAGGATATACCGGTAAGATATATTTCATCATAGATGATGAGGACGAGCAGGCGGAAGAATATAAAAAGAACTTCGGAGCAGACCGAGTGATTATATTTGATAAGCAGGCAGCATATGACCGGGCAGACACGATGGACAATTTCAATGACCACAGGGCAATCATTTATGCTCGTAATGAATGTTGGAGGATTGCGGAAGAACTGGGGCTGAAATATTTCTTGATGCTGGATGATGATTACAAAAGCATTGATTACCGGTACGAGGAAGATGGAAAGCTGAAATATAAGCCATCGCATGATTTTGACAGAGTGTTTGAAGATATGATTCAGTTCCTGGAGGTATCAGGAGCTGATACAGTGGCATTTTGCCAGGGAGGGGATTTCGTTGGAGGAGTAGACGGAGGAAACTTCCACAAAGGATTATTGCGAAAGGCGATGAACAGTTTCTTTTGCAAGACAGATACGCCGATAGAGTACAGGGGAACCATGAACGAAGATGTTGTGACATATACAACATTGAGTAGCCGGGGACACCTGTTCTTTTCAAATACACAATATTGTGTGGTACAGTTGCCAACCCAAAGCCTGTCTGGAGGAATGACAGATGCGTATAAGGAGGGAGGCACGTACCTGAAAACCTTTTATGCGATTATGAGTATGCCGAGTGCTGTAAAAGTCAGTATGATGTACACCACGCACAAGAGGATACACCACAGGATAAACTGGGAACACACAGCCCCGAAAATCCTGAACGAAAAGTGGAGGAAAGAGAGAAAGGAGGATACCTAAAAATGGAGAAAAACATAACCGGCGAAAAGATGTTAAGCCACATAGACAGGATTGTAGGGGAAAAGAAACCCATAACAGCAGATATATTCATCACAAATTATTGCAACAACAGATGTCCCTATTGCACCTACGGACGGTGGGAGCTGGATACAGGGGCGCAGGCAATGAGATATGAGGATTTTATCATATACGCAAAAAGACTGGCAGCTATGGGCGTACAGGGATTCATACTGACCGGTGGAGGAGAGCCGACCATCAATCCTGATTTTGAAAAGATTGCAGGATGGTTGACAGAGAACAATTTCCAGTGGGGAATGAATACGAATTTCAATAAGCTGGTAAAGGTCAAACCGAATTACCTGAAAGTGTCACTGGATGCGTACAGCAATGAAAGCTACGAGCAGTTGCGAGGCGTGGCGGAATACGAAAAAGTCCGGGAGAACATAAAAGCGTATGCGGCATGGAAAAAAGAAAACAGTCCTGGTACATCTCTTGGAATCCAACAGCTTGTAAAAGAGCCGGAGGACGTAAAGAGATTTTACGATGCAAATAAGGACCTGGAAGTTGACTATATGGTTTTCAGACCAGTGGAAAGCACCGCAGGAAGTTACTACAGGGATGAGAGGAAAAAGAGGGATGCGGAGGAAATAAAGAAAATCGTATCGGATATGGCGATGGATGATGAAAGAGTGACGCTCAATTTCAAATGGGGGTTACTCGACAGGCAGGAAGAGAGATGCACAGCAAGCTGGGCGCAGATGGCTTTAAATGAAAAAGGCGAAGTCATGTACTGTTGTCATAAGCCGTATCAGATTATAGGTCATATCATGGACGAAGATATTCTGGCAAAGAAAATGGCGGCGGTAACGGATATGTCAATGTGCGACATACCATGCAGAATGACAGCCCCTAATCTGGAGGTCAAAAAGATGGAGCAGGCGAGAAAGGACGCTTGCTTTATTTAATTTTATCGGAGTTGAGAACGAAGCGAGGTGGTGACATTGGCAAATGACGAAAATCTGATACCTATGAACCGCCGAACAAAGAGCGAGCAGAGAAAAATCGCCACAGCAGGAGGCAAGGCATCCGGGGCAGCGAGGCGCAAGAAAAGAGATATGCGAAAGGCGGCCGAAATGTTACTGAACATGCCGGTATCAAGCAAGCAATCAACCATGAAAGCCACGCTCACAGCTTTAGGGATTGACGAAGAGGATATGGACTACAGTATGGGAGTTATGGCGGCAATGTTGGTACAAGCGGCAAACGGAAATGTAAATGCTGCAAAGTTCCTAAGAGATACCGCAGGACAGAACCCGGCACAGCAGTTGCAAGAAAAAGAATTTGCTTATCGCAAAAAGCAGGACAGAGAGGCGAAGAAAGCCGAGGAGAACTTCGGCATGGATGGCGGCACACCTGTAGAAATATATCTGCCAGAAAAGGAGGATGAGGACGATGAGTAAAATCAAAGTCATACGACCGCAGAAAGGTCCGCAAGAGAAATTCCTTTCAACAACGGCTGATATTGCTATTTATGGAGGAGCCGCAGGAGGCGGAAAGTCATACGGATTGCTGATTGAGCCTTTGAGGTATAAGGACAACAAAAGGTTCGGTGCTGTAATATTCCGACACGAATACAAACAGATATTCAACCAGGGCGGCTTGTGGGATACGAGCAACGATGTATACGGTGACATAAAGGGAGCCGATGGAAGATATAGTGCAGGGATGTGGAGATTCAAAAACGGTATGACGATAGCATTTGACTATATCAACCGTGATGATGATTTACAGAAGTGGCAAGGTTCACAGATAACCATGATAGGTTTTGACGAGCTTACTCATTTTTCTGAAAAACAGTTCTTTTATATGCTATCCCGAAACCGTAGTGTTTGTGGGGTAAAGCCATACATGAGAGCAACTTGCAATCCAGATGCGGATTCGTGGGTTGCTAATTTTATTTCATGGTGGATAGACCAGGACACAGGCTATCCGATAAAGGAACGCTCTGGCAAGAAGAGGTGGTTCGTCCGTATTAACGAAAATGTTATGTGGGCGGCTACCAGGGAGGAGGCAGTGCAGATTGCCCTTGATGCCAATATAGGCAGGGAAGAGGCGGAAACGATGCCGAAATCCGTAACATTCATTATGTCAACACTGGATGATAACAAAATCCTGATGAAAGAAAACCCAGGATACAAAGCCAATCTGTTAGCCTTGACAGAGGTTGAGAGGGAGAGACTTCTCCGTGGTAACTGGAAAATTAAAGCCGCCGCAGGATTGATGTTCAAGCGAGTAAAGGTCAATATGCTTGAAGAGATACCGCCGGACGTAATCAAATGGGCGAGAGGTTGGGACCTTGCAGCCACATCCGAAGATGAGAAAGGCGACCCGGCATATACAGCCGGTGTTCTCATTGGCAAGAGGAAGAACGGACGATATATTGTAGCAGATGTTATCAATAAGCGGCTAAGCTCGGCAGATGTGCGAGAGATTATAAAGCAGACCTGCGTAACTGACAAGGCAAAGCATAAGAGAGTTGCAACAAGACTTCCGCAAGACCCAGGACAGGCAGGAAAAGACCAGGCGCAGAGCTTCTTAAAACTTTTAGCCGGTTTTACAGTCAAGTGTATTCCTGAATCCGGTGACAAGGTTACGAGAGCAGAACCGTTCTCCGCACAATGGTTAGGACTTGAGGGAATGGATAAAGGCAACGTTGATGTGCTGATAGCTCCCTGGAATGAGATGTACTTCAATCAGCTTGAGAGTTTTCCAGAAAGTAAATTCAAAGATATGGTGGATGCAAGCAGTTCGGCATTTATAGAGATTGAAAGCGGAAATACATATTCCGCACCTCCAGAAGATGGAGGACTTAACAAAGAAAGTTACTGGCGAAAGTGAGGTGGTAAAGATGGCCGATAACAAAGAAATTGGACGAATAGGACAAAGACGATATGGAGGAGTTATCTACGAAGAGTTCCTGCATGAGCTTAGGGGCAAACGAGGGATAGAGGCTTACAGAGAAATGTCTGAAAATGACGATGTTGTAGGCGCTATCCTTTTTGCTATCGAAATGTTGGTTCGACAAACCGATTGGAATGTGGAGCCAGGAGGAGATAGCCAGGCGGATATTGATGCAGCAGAGTTTATAGAAAGCTGCATGAATGATATGCAGAGCACTTGGATTGATACTATATCAGAAATCTTGTCATTCCTCACATTCGGATGGAGCTATCACGAAATTGTGTACAAACGAAGAATGGGGAGGACAAAGGACAGCAGAACACGAAGCAAATACTCTGATGGGCTTATTGGATGGAAGAAACTTCCGATACGAGCGCAGGAAACCCTTTACCAATGGGAGTATGACGATGAGGACAACCTTTTAGGCATGACACAGATGCCGCCACCGTCATATAACCTGTATACGATTCCGATTGACAAGGCATTGCTTTTCCGAACCAAGAGCCGAAAGGACAACCCGGAGGGCAGGTCTATTTTGCGTAATGCGTACCGTTCCTGGTATTTCAAGAGAAGAATACAGGAGGTTGAGGGCATAGGCATTGAACGTGACCTTGCAGGACTTCCGGTAATGTACGCACCGGCAGACTTGGATATATGGAATCCTGACGATGAACAGGCACAAACCATTTTGAATGGATTGCAGACACAGGTGCGCAATATCCGCAGGGATGAGATGGAGGGCGTAGTTCTTCCAGATGGTTATAGACTAGAACTATTGAGCACCGGAGGCAGCCGACAATTTGATACAAACGCAATCATCAACCGCTATGATAACCGCATTGCAATGACGGTACTGGCGGATTTTATATTTTTAGGGCACGAGCAGAACGGCAGTTGGGCGTTGAGTTCTGATAAAACAGAGCTGTTCTCAATGGCGTGTGGTGCGTTCCTCGATATTATCTGCGAAACATTCAACGGCCAGGGAATCCCAGCTTTGATTGATATTAACGGAGACCATTTCAAGGGCATTACTGATTATCCTAAAATGACACATGGAGATATTGAGGATGCGGACATTGCAAAGGTATCAACATTCATCAAGGATATGACCGGCATCGGTGTACTGGTTCCTGATGATGGATTGGAAGATTACATCAGACAGGTGGGACATTTACCGGAGAGAACCACAGACACGAGAACACCTGATGAAGTAAGAGAGCAACAGCAGACACAGAACCAACCGCCAGAAAGTGTAACAGCGGCAGGGAAACCGCCAAAGGATGGTGATGGAGAAATAACGGGCGATGTAACCGAAGCGGCTAAACGGAGGCTAGGGAGGTACTAATCATGGCAATACTGATAAGGCCTGGAAAGAGATTCAAAAAAGCCAGAGCCGGTAACGGTGCGGAAATCCTGAAAAAGTTGGAGGATTACCTAAAATCAGCCAGCACAGAGCCGGTTGAATTGTTATGCGGATTCTGGAAAGACCAGTCCAACGCCATCACGTATCAGGAATTAAGGCAGGCAGTGCTTGATGGAGAACTGGACGAAAAGATAGCCGATGAATGGATGCAAGACTATTCGCTACTGGTGCAGGGAAAACTCAACAGTATGTGGCAAAATGCAATCGTAGCCGGTTCCACCAGCCAGCCGATAATCCAAGCTCTTGCAGACACGGATTATATTTTCTCAACGGAACAGGTTATTGGATGGATACAGGAAAGAGGAGCCGAACTTGTGACGCAGTGCACAGATACGCAGAAAGAGGCAATCAAAGTATTCCTGGAGAAAACAGTCCGGGAAAGACATTCGGTTGATGAATTGGCGAAGATGATTCGCCCATGCATTGGATTGACGAAGCCGCAGGCAAAGGCAAATCTCAAGTACTATGAAAATATGGTCAATACCTTGAGAGAACAACATCCGAGAATGAAAGCAGAAAGCATCCAGAAGAAAGCCAGGGCAGCCGCAACGAAGTATGCGGAACGCCAGCACCGACAAAGGGCAGACAATATTGCACAAACAGAAATGGCATACGCTTATAACAAGGGAGCTGATGAGAGCGTGAGACAAGCGCAGGAACAGAAACTTATAGGCGAGGTCGTAAAGAGGTGGAGCACATCAGGCGATGATATGGTGTGCTCTTTGTGTAGTTCTTTGGAGGGTGTAGAAATTGGCATGGACGAGGAATTTTCTTTCAAGGGAATAGGAACAAAAGTTACAACAGACCTCACACCACCAGCGCATCCGAGATGTGCGTGCGCTATTGAGTACATAGAGGTCACACCTGATAAAAATAAAAAGTAGAGGAGGCGAGAAATCATGCAGAAGTTTTCAGAGTTGATAAAGAAATCAACAGAAGATGGAGCCAGAAAGAAGAAAAGGCCAGCAGTCCAGAAAGGGCGATTCAAGATTGCAAAATCTGATGATGATAAGATGCTTGCGTTTGGATGGGCGAACGTATCAATCACAGCCGATGGGGAACTGATAGAAGATTACCAGGAGGACATCATCGAGCCGGAGGAGCTTGAAAGTGCTGCTTACAAGTTCGCAGAGCTGTACCGGGAGGGCGGAGAGATGCACGAAAGAGGCGGAGCTGCAGTCCTTATCGAATCGGTGGTATTCACCGAAGAGAAAATGAAAGCAATGGGAATCCCAGAGGGCACGTTACCTGTCGGATGGTGGATAGGCTTCAAGGTACTTGATGAGGATGTCTGGGAAAAGGTCAAGAGTGGCGAATACCCGATGTTCTCCATTGAGGGAGAAGCAGAGCGAGTGGAGGTCGAGGAAGAATGACAATACTTGCAGGAATAGGAATTTTTCTTTCTGGTGTGGCTGTTGGGATGGTTTTAATATCCCTAAGTGCGGTCACAAGAAAATATTTTGATGAAAAATAATAACGGTAATACAGGGGGAACATCCGAAAGGATGTTTTTTCTTGCATTATAAAGAATTTTTAAGAAAGGAGCAGAGCAATGGCAACAAAATTGAAAAACCTTAAAATCACAAAAGTTGATTTTGTGGACGATGGAGCCAATCCAGAAGCACACATCCGATTGTTCAAAAGCAAAGACGGTGTGGAGCCACCACATGATGAGGGAGCAGAGAAGAAACCGAATATCTGGAAACGTTTGATTACGGCAATCACAAAGGCCGCAGGGAGCGAAACAGATACATCGGAGCTGGAAAGCGTGATAGATGATATTCAGAAGAGTTCGGAGAGCTTCGGGGAAAGAATAGCCGAAGTTAAAAACCGAAAAATTGCAGATGAAATCTGGGATATCTGTTACGCTCTCCAATCTTCTCTGTGTTCTATCCTGAATGATGAGGACATGGATGGAACCAGCGCAGCAACAGCAATGCAGGAAAGCCTTGACGAATTTTACGAGTTTAGCAAAGAAGCAATCTCGCAGTGGTCCAGCGGCAAGGCAACCAACATTGTGAAGAAAGAAGAGGTTACTGCATCAGACCTGGCGATGATGAAATCCGCTCGTAACAGATTGGATGATACCATTGAAAAGGCAGAAAAGGCACAGGAGGAATCTGGAGCAGAAGAACCAAAGAAAAAGGACCAGAACAAAAATCAAAACAATGCGAAAGGAGCAGAAGAAATGAAAATTGACAAGAGCAAACTTACACCTGCGGAACTGGCTTTTTTACAGTCTATTGAGAAACGTTATGGTGAAGAGGAGAGCGCAGGAGCAGAGGGCGCAACTCCAGCGGTACAGAATCCAGAAGTTACACCAACAACAGGGGTTGGAAAGTCCAACACGCCTGCACAGGGAACAGATGGTGGAGAGGATATCTACAAGGGCATGCATCCGGCAGTAAGAGCAGAGCTTGAGAACTTAAAGAAGTTCAGAGAGGCAACAGAGGAGCGTGAACTTGAGGACGTTGCTAAAAAGTATGAAATCATTGGAAAGAAGAAAGAAGAACTGGTACCGGTACTCAAAAGCCTTAAAGCCGCAGGAGGCACAGCATACACAGATATGATTGCCGTACTCGATGGAGCTGTTGCAGCCGTTGAGAAATCCGGTGCTTTTGCCGAAATCGGTAAATCTGGTGGGGCCGGCACAACAGATGGTGCGGCATGGACTAAGGCAGAAACCCAGGCGGCAGAGATTATGAAGTCAAAGAACGTGACAAAGGCACAGGCACTTGACGAAGTATTCCGCAACGACCCAGAGCTTGCGGCAGAATGCGAAAAGGAGGCGTAAGAAATGGCAGATTATTTTGGTACAAGTATCAATGAAAGCCCTACCATTGTGATGGAGGCAGGTCAGAAAATCGAGGGGGCACAGGGAATTGCACTGATGATTAAGGATGGAAAGGTTGAAAAGCCTACAGCCGGTGCAAACGTCATTGGTTTATCCCTTTTTACAAACGATGAAACAATCGAGGCTGGTTCTGATGTCGATATTCAGGTAAAGGACATTGGAAAATGGGTTGCTGGCGAAGCTGTAGCTGTTGGAGATGAGCTTACAACAGATGCAGAGGGAAAAGCTGTAAAGGTTAAAGCAGGAAACTTTATTTCAGCGATTGCCCTTAGTACAGCAACCAAGAAAGACAGCGTAGTAAAAGTTCAGCTTGTAAAGGCTGGATACAAACCAACAGAGTAAAAAGAACAGGAGGACTATAAACGATGGGTAACACAAGAGAAGTAAATGGAAATGCGGCGATTCTTGCCAGAATCAATAAGGGATGGAAACCTAACCGCTATTTAACAAACATGAGCATGGCTTATTTTGCTGACCCGAAAGACCATGTTGCGACTAGTATTTTCCCAATTTGCCCGGTGGATTTCTCTACCGGATTTTATTATGAATTTCTGAAAGGCGACCTTGCAAGAGATAATGTTGCAAGAAAGCCTGCTTTCGGAAAGGTAGCACCGGCAAAAATGGGACACACAGATAACAGCTACAAATGTGTTGTAGACCAGGTTATCGTAGGCATTGACCAGATTGGAGCCGTAAACTATCAGCGAGCAGGAGTGCCGGCATCCATCGACCCAAGACGTAGCAAGGTACGTTTTGTATCAGAACAGCAGTTACTCCACCTTGATATTTTATTCGCAGAGAACTTCTTTAAGACAGGAATTTGGGCGAATGAGTTTACAGGTATCGCATCTGGCACACCAAGTGGCAGCCAGTTCCTGAAATTCAACGATGCGAATTTCGACCCGGTTAATTTCTTCGACGCAAGAAAGAGAGAAATCAAGCTGGCAGGCAGACGTATGCCAAATAAGTTAAGCCTTGGCTACGATTCATTTATTGCATTAAAGAATCACCCGGACATCCTGGAGCGTGTGAAGTACACGGGCGGTACAGCAAACCCAGCAATCGTAAACGAGCAGGTGCTTGCACAGGTACTTGGCTTTGAGGAAGTAAAGGTTCTGGAGGCAACATACAATGCCGCAGAGGAGGGGCAGCCGGACGATATGAAGTTCGTATGCGAATCTGATGGAGCACTGCTTACCTACACAACAAACGCACCGGCTATTGATGAGCCATCGGCAGGATACATCTTCACATGGGATATGCTCGGAAACGGAAACTATATGGCAACAGACCAGTTCGAGGGCGAGGGTGGTACTCATTCAGAGTTCATCGAGGGCTTAATGTCTACTGACATGAAGAAAACATCTGACGACCTGGCTTGTTACTTGTCAAAGTGCGTGTAAGCAGTAAGGAGGTACAGCGATGAGCTATGTTTGTGCAAAAGCTCTTCGTATCAGCGGTGTCGATTATGCCCCTGGGGATGCAATCCCTGATGGGGCAATCCGCCCTGAAAGAGTAAGAGCATTAAAGGCAACCGGATTTATCGGGGAACTTACAGAAGCGATAGCACCGTCAGCCGATGAAAATGAAAAAGAAGCTAACGAGCAGGTAAATATTCCGGTAAAGGCGGAAGATGGCAGAGAAATGGAGGTAGCACTTGTGCTTTCGGCAGTTGTGAAAGTATTTGAAGTTATGCAGATGCCAGAAGAAGATGCCGTCAAAGAAATTGCAGGAATTGAGGACGAGAACACACTTATCACGATTCATGCTACAGAGAGCAGAGATGCGGTAAAAACGGCGGCTAAGTCCAGAGCCGTTGAATTAAGCACAGGCGGCAAGAAAAAGGCAGCCACAGGCGGTAAGAAGTCCACAAAGGGCAATGCAGAGGACAAAGCCAAAGATACGGCAGAAAAGTAAAGGTGGTGCATGAATATGGCAACAGGAAGTTACAGTTATAACCCGGCAGACCTTAAAGAAAACACGATGAGCCGTATGCGATTTGAGCTTGGCGATACGATGGTGCAGGGAGCCGAAAATACTTGTGCGGTAACGGATGAGGAAATCAATGCTGCCATTGAAATGTACCCGAAGTCGTGGAAGAGAGCAAAGCTGATGCTGGTAGAAAGTATCTACCGGCGTTTTTCGTATGAGGTGGATACAAAGACAGGACCATTATCTTTGAGCCTACATGAAAGAGCGGAAACCTGGAAAGAAGCATACGAGGCATTGAAGAAAGAAGTCAAAGCCGAAAATATTTCCGTTCCGGCATTTGCAGGAAATACAGGCAAGAAACCACCGTATTTCTTTACCGGTATGCAGGAGAACGAAAGGACGAAGCAGGGATGATAAATGCGAACATGATGTATTTACGACCTGGCAACCTTTTCAAAGAATTTGTGATTGAGAACAATCGGCAGAAAGTGACATCCACCGGGCGAGTAGTGAACGACCACAAGGGGGACGGAGTGAAAACCCTGTACGGATGCCTTGCTGATGCGACCACAGAAACAGCGAAGAATAAGTCTACCGAAGACCATACCGTTACACATACGATTGTGCAGAGAGGAATACCTTTAGCAAAGAAAACTGACAAATTGGTGCTGGAAAATCGTGTTTTTTATGTTGTTGCAGTAGACGATGCAGGGGGGCTCGGAATTTCCACCCTGTATTATGTTGAGGAAAGGGATGATATAAAAAATGACACCAGAACAGGCTCCTGATGGAGTAAGAGAAGCAGTCGAAAAAGAGGTAAAGCACATCAACCAGAAAGTCCGGTCAAAAGCAGCCAGAGTGAATAACGCATTGAGAAATGCAGAACTGGAAGTGCTGAAAGGACAGAGGGGTGGAAAGAGATACCGCAAGCCACATTCAAAGCGTACCTATCAGGCATCATCACCTGGAGAACCACCAGCAAGAAGAACAGGCGCATTGCGATTGCAGTGGGCCAAAGGCGTTGAGGGAGGTTCATCTGGAAGTGGTGGAGCGAAATATACGGCATACATCGAAAGCCAGGTTCCGTATGCAGGATATCTGGAAAACGGTACAAGTAAGATGGCGGCAAGACCGTATGTGGAAAAAATCAAAGAAAAGGCATTGCCAGAAATAGAAAGTATTTTCAGCGAAGATAGCTGATATAGGAGGCGAAGAGATGGAACTGATTACAGAAAAACCAGTGAAACAGTTCGACACATCCGCCATAGCGAAAGGCAATCTCATATATGCAAAGCATTCCTCATGGGATGCAGGAAAGAGTGGATTCGTTACAGGAGTGAACGGAAACGAAATTGCAGTGCAGTTTCATCCTGGCATTGGAAATGTGACGAATCATTTTTTTATCCTGGCATCAGAGGCAGCCGCAGGACAATGGGAAATCCGCTGGTCTGTGGATATGTCAGAAGTATATGAGTACGGCATAAAGCATGAGGAGGAGCCTGTCGAGAATGGAGGACAGGAATGAAACTGGAAGAACTGATTCAAAAAAGATTTACAGAGCGTGAGGAATTAACGAAATTCCTTGCAAAGTTTGGAGATTACCCGGCGGTATTCAGCCCGGAGGCTCCAAAGGATAACCAGGACTGGGGCACAGACGTTCATTATCCGCGAATTGTATACAACTATGATATGCAGGCGGATGAGGAACGAAAGAGCGCAGGAACACTGTCTGTATCGCTGCTATGCCAGAATACAGAGGATGCGACAGAGGAAGATATAACACCGGAAATGCTTGAACCACTGGTTCGGGATTGCCTGAAAGATGTGTTACTTCATTCCGATGATGGAAAGCTGTATGCATTTGCCTGGAACCGGACAGATGCATTTGAACTGACAGAAAGTAAGACAGACCTTATCATCGGTAGCGATGTAAGGTTTGACATCCTGGAGTATACAAGCCAGGAAACGACCGACCCGGACCCGGTAATGGCAATGAATAAGTTTACTAAAAAAATGTATCCAGAGTGTATCGTGGTAGGGCTTGACCGCATGGAGGAGATTACAGAGGCTTCAAGAGAAACGCCTGTTATATATTGTAGGCTTAATAGCATGGAAAAAGTAGAGGAAACGAATACGGTTGTCTGGATGGATGGTAAACTCGCCATCCATATTTTATGCCCGGATAGCGACATGAGGCTGAAAATGGCAGTTGCTATCACAAATGCGATGTCACTGGACGGAGAAGTCACAATGCTGGATTATTCGCCAATGTTTATCCGCAAATTACAGATGGACAATAAATCTGATTATCTCAAAGATGGCCAGATTTTTGTAACAGGCAGATATGGCTTACTGCGATATAAGGCGAAGCCGCATCAGCTTAATAGAACCACACAAAATTATTATTAGGAGGCGTGAAAATGGCAAGAGCAAAAGTAGAATCCACAGCGGATGCAGTGGAAGAAAAGAAAACCGATAATGCCGAAGATACCGCACCGGTAAAGGCAGAAGAGGTAAAAGCTCCGGCAGAATCCGAATACACCATTGAGGAACTTGCAGACGGAGCAGGGAACATTTTCAATACCAGAAGAGAATGTGTCGTTGCGGCATTAAAGGTCGCAGGAGTAACAATGTGTACAGTGTCTAAAGCCAAAGAGCTTGTGGACACATTTTTGAAAAAGGAGGTCAAATAAGATATGGCTGGAACATATGTCTTAGGAGAAACAAAGGTCAGACCGGGAGCGTATTTTAATATTCAGAAGAAAGGAACAGGACAGCAGACTGGCACTGTAAGCGGTGTTACGGCTGTCCTTTTTCGTTCCGATTTTGGACCATTAAATACTGCGGTCGAATTAAATCCAGACGATGGATTTGCAAATACTTTCGGTAACGCAGGAACAACCGATGCCATCCAGGAGGCAATCAACGGTGGAGCACAGACAATCATCGCTTGCCGAGTTGGTAACGGAGGAACACCGGCAACAGTTACACTGAATACAGCGGAGGGAGATGGAGCTGTAAAAATTACAGCATCATATCCTGGAAAGAAAGCCTTTACCGTAACAGTAAGAGAAAAGCTGACAGACAGCTCATTAAAAGAGTGCATCATCTATGCCGGTGTGACGGAATTTGAAAAAGTCGAGTTCACCGCAGGAGCAGGAGAGGCAAAAGCACTTGCAGAGGCATTTGCAACAACGAAAAAATTCAAAGCAGAGGTTGTATCTGGAAAGGACCAGGCAATCGTGATGAATGTATCGCAGAATGCGTTCACTGCAGGAACCGACCCACAGGTTGCAAACGAGGATTATTCAAACGGATTTGTAGCTATTGAGCCTTACGAGTTCAATACAATCTGTGTTGATACAGAAGAAACAGCAGTGCATATCCTGATGCAGTCATTCATCAAGCGTATTTTCAATGTTGGTTCCCTTACACAGGGAGTTGTGGCAGAGAAACACACTGTTGACCTGGAAACTAGAATGAGCCATGCAGCATCATTTAATGATGAGAAAATGAACTACGTCCTCAATGCTTATGTGAATGAGCAGGGCAAGGAGATTGACGGATACCAGACAGCAGCACGTTTGGCTGGCATGATTGGAGCTTGCGCTTCAAATTCTTCCCTCACCCATACCGTTGTGAATGGATTCAGCGAAATCCTGGAACGCCTCACGAATACACAGATGATTGCCGCAGAAAAGAAAGGCTGTATTGTATTAAGCTACAGCAGTGCAAAACAGGTGTGGATTGATAGTGCAATCAACACTCTTATCACACCGGCTGACAATCAGGATGATGGATGGAAGAAAATCAGAAGAGTAAAGACCAGATTTGAGCTTATTCGCAGAATGAATGCGGCGGCAGATGCACTTGTTGGAAAGGTAGATAACGACAAGGATGGTCGAAGCACTGTAGTAAGCCAGTTGCAGGCAATCGGTGACAATATGATTGCAGAGGGAAAACTGACAGCAATTACAGTTTCCGAAAGCACAGCAAATGTAGCTGATGGGGACAGTGCTTGGTTCGATATTGACGTAGTTGACAAGGATTCTATGGAGCATATTTACCTGTCATATAGATTCCAGTTCAGCACAAATGCATAAGGAGGTAACAAAGGATGATTAACACAAGAGCTGCCGGAGATTCTCGTTTTGCGAGAACTGGTAAAGATGGAGCGATTTATAACGCTGATGGCGTGTTGCTGGCAACTGTAGACAGCTTCACAGCCAATGTAACTTATAACAATGCAGCATATTCCGTTTTAGGAAATGCGCAGGAACTTGAAACCGCAAACACATTTAAGGTTGCCCTTACAATGTCCCAGGTTGTAGTTGAGGATGATGCTTTCATCCAGGAGCTTGTCGAGGCTATGGAATCACAGACAATGCCTGTATGGGATTTCCAGGGAGTGCTCAAGGGAAGAAACGGTACCGAAGAAAGAATGGTATACCGTGAGTGTATCCCAAGCGGACAGGTTGATTTACAGAATATTACCGTTGGAGATGTTATCAAGAGAGCTTGGAACTTTGCGGTCAACAGACCACCGAAGTTACAGAACTTACTGGCACTGGGTTAAGAGATACAGTGCAGTTCGCAGGAGGGTGTCTAAATGGCATCCTCCATTTAATTTTAACAATACTTTTTGAAAGATGGAGGAAGAAACGATATGGCAGATACAACAAAGAAAGCAAGTGTACAGATTGTAAATGAGGAACAGGAAAACATGGCAGTTACGGAAGTAGAGACAACCGAAGAGGAGAATAAAACTCTTATCAGAATGAATGAGGATGATTTCATCCAGGGGCTTATCGATGCAGCCGATTATGCGAAAGATGATACACAGCCCATTGAAATTGCCAGAAATGGAAAGGTGCTTTTTGCATTTAGCATCAGACCGTTATCAGAGGAAGAATACAACAAGTGCAAGAAGAAACACACAAAATACGTGAGAAACAAGCAGTTCGGTATGAAGTTACCGGAGGAAACAAACACTGTCAAATTCAGAGATGCACTGATTTATACAGCAACAGTTGAGGCAGACAGAGAAAAACTCTGGGACAACAAAAAGGTATGGGAAAGCCTTAGAAACAAAGACCTCCAGATTATGAACGGTCTGGATGTTATCGAATACTGCCTGAAAGCCGGAGAGAAAGACAAGATTATTGAATGCATTGACTCTCTTAGTGGTTTTGAGGAGAACATCGAGGAAGTAGCAAAAAACTAATTAAAGCCGGAGGAAAGACCTGTTTGTTGCATCATATTTTCCAACGAACAGGAATTACACCGGATGAATTTTACAAGAAACCGCATGGAGTACAGGCGTTTATGCTTGCGTCCATGCGGATTTATTTAGAAAGCTCGAAAGGAGGGGAGGACGATGGCGGAAACAATACGAATTGAAATACCTATCGAAGTTGATGATAATACCGGACCTGGTACATCAAGCGTTGAAAAGAATATGCACAAAGTCAAAGATGCAGCCGATAAGGTAAAAAGTTCTACCGACCAGATGAGTACATCTGCGAAAAAAGCAAATGACGAAGTGACGAAGTTCGACCGTTCAGCGCAGAAAACACAGAAAAGTTTATTGTCATGGGCGAAAGAAAAGTATTCGGTACTGTTGGAGGCGAAAGATAAGATTTCACCGATATTGTCAACAATCAAGGGCGGACTTACCAGTTTTGGAAGAAAGACCTGGAGCGTGACAATGAAAGCAGTAGACCTTGCCACCGCCCCAATACGAGGCGTTATAAACCTATTGAAAAATCCAATCCTCCAAGTCGGAGCGGTTCTTGGAATCAGTGTAGGATTGAAAGATACGATTGATACCTATAAAGATTTCGAGGCCGCTATGTCACAGGTCAAAGCGGTAAGCGGTGCGACCGGCAGTGAATTTGATAAATTGACAGCCAAAGCGAAAGAAATGGGAGCGACCACGAAGTTTACCGCAACACAGTCAGCCGAAGCATTTAACTATATGGCTATGGCAGGATGGGATTCACAGCAGATGCTTGATGGTATTGAAGGAATCTTAAACCTGGCAGCCGCATCCGGAGAGGATTTAGGAACAACCAGTGATATTGTAACAGATGCGCTTACAGCGTTTGGCTTGAAAGCCGGCGATGCGGCGCATTTTTCTGATGTATTGGCACAGTCAGCGGCGAGCGCAAACACCAATGTTTCCATGATGGGAGAATCTTTCAAGTACGTTGCACCAATCGCAGGAGCGATGAAATACAGTGTCGAGGATACATCCCTTGCCTTGGGATTGATGGCGAACGCCAGCGTCAAAGGTTCTATGGCTGGTACATCATTAAAAACAGCACTGGCAAATATGGCAGCACCGACCGATAAGATGGCAACTGCTATGAAGAAATACGGAATCAGTCTTACGGACAGCAATGGAAATATGAAAACACTGAAAGGCGTGCTCGATAATTTGCGTTCAAGTCTTGGTGGATTATCTGAAACAGAAAAGACAGCAGCCGCAAGCACCATTTTCGGTAAAGAGGCCATGTCTGGTATGCTTGCAATTATCAATGCAACAGAATCAGATTACAACAAACTGGCAGATTCCATAAACAATGCAGATGGGGCTGCATCTAGGATGTCAGACACGATGCTTGATAACTTAGAGGGCTCAATCACATTGCTGCAATCAGCTATGGATGGAGTGAAGATTTCGTTCGGGGAGCGATTATCTCCGTATGTGAGAGGAATTGCAGACTGGTTAACAGACCAGATGCCAAATATTGAGCAGGGGCTTAATGAAATGATGGACTGGGTAGATACTAAGGTTGACCGGATGAAACGAAAATTCAAGGAAATGACACAAAGCGATGAGTGGCAGAATGCAGATTTCTTTGGCAAAGTAAAAATTGCTTGGGATGATTTTATTGCAGAACCATTCAGTGAATGGTGGAATAGCACCGGAAAGCAGAAAATTGCTGACATCGCCGGAGATATGGGAACCAGTATCGGAACAGGATTAAAGCTCGGAATACTTACGCTTCTTGGTGTGGATGTATCAGACACGTTAAATGAGGGTGCAAGCGTTGGCGCTTCATTTGCAAAAGGATTTGCGGAGGGATTCGATTCTGATGCGATAACGAGTAAATTATTCCAGGGATTTGGCAACATGGTAAAGAGCGCAGGAAAGTTACTTCCAGGAGGAAAATCAGCGGATTTATCCTCTATTTTTTCTGCCGTTATGCTTGCGAAAATGGCAGGACCGCTTGCAAGCCTTGGAAAAGGCACTTTCAGTGTAGGTAAGGCTGTGTTCGGCAAAGATGCAGCTACTGGAACATCGCTGGCAGGAAGCTTCGGAAGTACAATCATGGGTTCAGCCGCAAAGGGAACCGGTCTAAAAGGACTTGGCGCAACGATGGGAATGGTTGGAAACGCCCTTGGTTCTGGAGCTACTACCGGTGCAGGATTGATTGCGGCAGGAACCGCAGGAACAGTCGGAGGCATTGCAGGAGGAGCAACCCTTGTAAGCGCAGGAATTGATGCTTACAAAGCAATAAAATCTGATGATAAAGCAGAGAAATCAGCTTACGGAGAGTCAGCCGCATGGAAAGCCGGAGGAGTTGCAGCCGGAGCAGCCGCAGGTGCCGCACTCGGCAGTGTTATTCCTGGACTTGGAACAGCGGTCGGTGCTTTAGTAGGTGCCGGAGTTGGAGGCATTTCAGGATGGATTAAAGGAAACAAGGTCAAGAAAGAGTATCAGGACAATGTGGAGGAGATGCAGAAAGAAGCTGAAAAGGCTCAAAAGGTATTCGATGCAACAGGATTATCAATCGACAAGGTAAGATTTACGAACGATGATTTGAACGATGCTATGAATGACAGTTCTGTAACTGCAGAACAGCTTGCATCCTACATCCAGGAAGATGTTGCAAAGGTCGGAAAAGAGGCTTTCGGTAACATAAAGTTATCCCTTAGTGAAATTAAAGACCTTGCAAATAAAATCACGTTTGCTGATATGGGCGAGGGAATTACAAAGTTCAATGAGGCAACGGAGAATGCAAAAGAATCCTTAGCATCACTGGAAAGCTCTGTTTCCACGATGAAAAAGGAAAACTGGAAAGTTGGACTGGGTATGCAGTTATCCGAAACGGATATGGATGATTACAAAACATCCATTGATAATTTTGTAAAATCGGCGCAGGACTACATTGAAAATAGCCATTACGAGGCTACAGTTGCCCTAGAGTTGCTTACAAACGGCGAGGGCAGCACAGAGGGAATCGATACCATGTATAACAGCATGAAATCACAGATAGAGGAACTATCAGGAAAACTAAGCGATACGGTAAGTATTTCCCTTGAAGATGGGGTTATTACGTTGGATGAATCGAAAGAAATCACAAATCTGCAAGAACAGATTACGGCAATTACAGATAAAGTATCAAAGGCACAGGAGGACGCATCGTTCCAGACATTGAAAATCAAGTACGGAAATGGCGCAAGCCTTGATATTGATTCATTTAATCAGTTGCAGGAGGAATTACAGGAGCAGGTAAGTTCGTTCAAAGAAACTTACGACAATGCACTCACGGTAACCCTTACAAACCTTAATTTACAGTTGTCCGAGGGAGCCATTACGCAGGAACAGTATGATGCGGCTGTACAGCAGGCTACCGATGGATATTATGCAAACATCAACGATATGGAGGTGAGAGTATCAAGTTTCAATCTGGATACGATAGCAGAGGCTTGGAATGAAGAGCTTGCCGGAATCATGCCGGATATGGAAGGCAGTGTTTCTGAAAAATTAAATGCTGCTTTACAGACTGCATTGTCAGAAAAACCAGATGTATCAAGCTGGACCCAGGAGGACATGATGGGATGGCTTGGACTTGATAATATGAGCATAGACACATCAGCTTTTGAAAATATCTATCAAGAGTTGGTAGCAACAGCGCAGAACATGGCACCGACAGCCAAAGAGGAAATCGTGCAAAGTATGAAAGAGTCTATCCCAACGATGGACGAGGTTATGGCAGAGTATGGACCGATTTCCAATGAGGCATACGCGTCCATTGTGGAACAATATAAAGAGGCGATGAACAGCTCTTTTGAAAGCGCTGATTTTTCCGGTGTTGGCACAACGTTGAGTACTAAGATGAGCGATGCAATCATGAACACTGATACGTCAGCGTTCACAAGTGCGTTTACCGGACTTAGTGCAAAGACTGGAACCGATGCAGCGACAGCATTCCAGGCTGCTGATTATACCGGTGTAGGTTCGGCTGTTGGCAGTGGAATAGGCAATGCAATTAACAATACGGATATGTCGCAGATTAACAGCGCAATAAACACTCTGAAAACGAATACGGATAGTTCCGTAAATAGTGCGTTCGGCGCAGGAGTATCTACGACAATGCCGGTAAGTGTAACTCTGGATTGGTCTGTTGTAAACCCAACCAAAACATTCACATTGAGTGGTGGAGGAAGTGGGAGCAAAACAGTGACCGTATCAGCTCATGCAAATGGCGGTTATGTGAATGACAAGCAGTTGTCATGGGTTGGCGAAGAGGGACCGGAGGCAATCATACCTTTGGTTCCAGGTAGAAGAAACAGAGCACTTGAATTGTACAAAGAGGTTGGAGATATTCTCGGAGTACAGGCGAACGCTAACGGAAACATCATTGGAGATGCAACACCTTTGAGTGGTGGAGGAAGTGGGAGCAAAACAGTGACCGTATCAGCTCATGCAAATGGCGGTTATGTGAATGATGCACTTGATATTCCTGGCGTGCCTCATAAACCATATGAGATTGAAACACCGATGGAAAGTGTTATCAAAAATATAACTCCGTACAGTGTAGGGCAAAGTTCGATTGGAAGTACAGCAACAGAGATGTTTGCTTACAGCTCAATTTCGGACTTTTTATCTCTCAATGATAATTTGTTAGCCGAAGCGATTAGAAACGGAGCCACAGGCTATAACGGATTCACAGAGGGTACAGAAAGCGATTCAGATACCGCAGATGAACCTTTAAGCAGTTCGAGCACAGTGGAAACCGGAAAGACAAATATAAATCTCAATATCCAGATGTCACCGCAATTCAATATTTCTGATTCAGGTAACAGAAAAATGGATGAGGCAAGCATTATGGCAATTATCCGAAAGAACATGAAGTCAATGGCTGATGAGCTGGGAGGAGAAATTGCTGACAGACTGGAGCAGGTATTTTCAAACATGCCGGTAGTAAAGGAGGGGTAGGCGATGGAAATAAAACTGTTTGAAGCGGCGAATAAAAAGAAGTCGTTTACATTCTCCTCATTGCCGGAGAAGATAAGCGGCAACCTGGGAACAAAATATCAGAGTTACGATATTATCTCCCAGGGAGCCGTAAAAGTGCCAAAAGGAACAGAGGTGGCCGAAATCTCATGGGATGCTGTTTTCTTTGGACCGTCCAGAAAAAATCTTGCGGTTGTAAAGAGTGATAGCTACCAGACACCCGATAAATGCATACAACAGTTGAGGGAATGGCAGGAAAAAGGAACGGCGTTAAATCTGCTTGTGACAGATACATGGATTAACCTGGACGTTACGATTGATTCATTTGCACCTGACCCTTTTGGAGCTTATGGAGATGTAAGCTACAGCATTAAGTTCTCGCAGGCAAAAGACCTGAAAATTTATACAACTAATGAATTGAAGATTGCCGCCTTTGTAAAAAAGACCGTCCCAAGGAATACTCCAAGCCAACCGGCAGGCAGTAGTTATACGATAGTCAGTGGCGATACGCTGTGGAGGATTGCTTCACGGAAACTCGGAAGCGGTGCGAAGTGGACGAAGATTTACGATGCGAACGCTTCAACGATTGAGGCGGCGGCAAAGAAACACCGGAAGAGTGGTTCTGACCACGGACACTGGATTTATCCGGGAACGACCATCACGATACCGGCAGCATAGGAGGTGCGGAGATGATAGACTTATCAAAAATCGCATACCGACTTACTGTTATGAGTAGCGGTGGAAAACAATACAATATCAAAGAATTTGTTACTGGGCTCGGATGGGAGGAAAATAAAAACGAGATTTCTGTCCGAGTCTCATTTACAGCAAAGAACGATAAGACATCCGCAGGGAGATTGTCAGAGATAATCAAACCCGGATGCCTTATTGGCATTTTTGCCAATGATGGAGGCACACAGGATAAAGAAGTTGCAAGAGGAACTGTACAAGAGTGGAATCCACAAGAACAGAGCAGCTCAAGCACATTGAAATGTGTTGCGTATGATGCTCTATACGATTTGCAAAGAAGCCAGGACAATAAATATTATTCCGCAGGAACCGGCACAAAGTCCATTGTGACAGGCGTGTTTGATGATTGGGGGATACCAACAAAAGGATATAGTGGACCGAATGTATCACACGAAAAGATGAAATACAGCAGTTCGTATCTGTCCGATATGTTACTGGATGTTCTGGATGATGTTCACAAAAAAGGCGGAGGAAAGTATATTATCCGAGCGGCAGAGGGTTATGCTGATGTTGTTGAGCGTGGAACAAATAAAGATGTTTACGTGTTCCGAGTAGATAATACAAAATCTATCAGCCAATCCATAAGCACAGCAAGTCTTGTTACCAGAGTAAAGGTGCTGGGACAGGCAGACGATGATGGAAACTCTCCGGTCGAAGCGACTGTAGATGGACTTACCAAATATGGAATCCGTCAGAGAATATACACTAGAGGAAAAGACGAAAGCCTAGATGAGGCAAAAACAGCGGCGCAAAAAATCCTTGACGAAGATGGTGTGATTGATGAAGAAATCACAGTACAGGCTCCAGATGTGCCATTCATTCGAAAAGGCGACTTGGTTTATATCATGATAGGTTCTGCACAGAATTATTATTTTGTGGTGGGAATCCGGCATGATTGTGACAATTACAGTATGACAATGGACTTGGAGCTTGCAAAGACCGAAACGGTAACACAGACAACAAAGAAAAAGGATTACAATGTCGGAGATATTGTGAATTTCAAGGGCGGTACGCATTATGTATCGTCCTATTCTGGTTCAAAAGGGTATAACGCCAGAGCCGGAAAAGCAAAAATAACAATCAAAAATGGTTCTGGAAAAGCTCACCCATGGCATTTGATACACACCGATAGTGGCAGCAATGTTTATGGATGGGTTGATAATGGAACGTTTGAATGATGGGAGGCGATAGCGTGGATAATTTCGATGCAAATGCCGGTACAAATAAGCTGGCAAATGTTTTAAGCAGCAGGATGCAAAGAGAGAACGATACATCGTTATGCTTGGACTTTGGAGAAATCCAGGGAAACGGCAGCCTCATCACAAATACTTTCCCTGTAGCAATTCCGAAAGGACAGTATTCGGTATGCAGACATGTAGGAGGATTATCTTTTACAGCAAGCGGTGGAAAGCATGGAGGGCATTCAAGCGGCAATGGTTCGCACAGTCACACGATTGCACCTCCAAAAATAAAACCTGGGGACAGGGTGCTTGTGGCGTGGGTTTTGAATGAGGCCTGCGTCATAGATGTTGTAACAGGTTCGTAGGAGGTGGAACGATGGCAAATATTGTAACTGTTGCTGTTCCTGCGTTCATAGAAGAAAGTTCCGAATATGATACGCAATACAAACGGACAATGAAATGGGACCCTGAAAAAGGGGATTTCGTAAGAAATGCTGCAAATCAGGTTGCGGAGTGCACCGGAGAAGAGGGCTACATGATTTGGTGCATGAAAGTATCTATGACAGAACGGTATTCCTGCCTTGCCTATTCCAACGATATAGGCGTGGAGATGGAGGACGCACTGGCACAGAATGATGAAAAGACAGTCGAATCAATGGTGGAGCGAACCATCAGAGATGCACTGCTTGTAAATCCAAGGACTGAATGGGTACGAGATTTCGAGTTCAATTGGAACGGCGATAGTATGAACTGCTCTTTCAAGGTCAAAGGGAAAGAGTGGGACAAAGTATTTCAAATCAATATTTAGAATGGAGGTGGCAAGATGGCACAACCAGAATTTCATAGACCGGAGTGCTTTGATGGGAGCACGACCGATGAAATACACGAGCGAATGATGGCGAGTTTACCGGATGATATAGACGATATGCCTGCCGGATTTCCCTATGATTTCACAAGACCGGCGGCGGAGGAAAAATCAGAGTTAATCAACTATCATCTGATAAGAGCAGTAATGCTTGCGTTTCCACAATACGCCTGGGACGATTGGCTTGATTTACATGGAGCACAGGTTCATGTGACCAGGCATGAAGAACAACACGCAACCGGGAATATAACAATTACTGGTACCACAGGTAGCGTAATAGCCGCAGGCACCGTTTTTTGCGTGCCGGCTATAGATGATAACCCTGCAATCGAATTTGCCACAAATGAGGAGTGTACGATAACTGGTGATGGTACCGTAACGGTAGCCGTAACAGCAGTGGAAAGTGGTATCGGCTCCAATGTGGCAGCTCACACCGTATGTATTATGGCAAAGAGTGATAAGAATATTACCGGAATAGATAATGCAGAACCTATATCTGGTGGAACTGCCAGGGAAGAGGATGGAGACTATTACGACAGGATATTTGCTGAATATGATAACAGTAAAACGTATCTTGGAAACGATAGCGATTTCATCCGATGGGCGAAAGAGGCAGGGGCAGGCGATTGTATTGTAGTCGCTGCTTTTGATGGTCCGGGAACCGTAAAACTGGTGTTGGTGGATGGAAACGGACAGCCAGCAAACACAAAGCTGATAAATGATGTATATAACTACATTGTTTCTCCGAATGACCGCACACAGAGGTTATTACCTACAGCGTGTGCAAAGCTGTCATGCGTGGCGGCAACCACTGTAAAGATGAATTACACCATTACCGGATTGTTACTGGACGAATCGGCGGATAAATCGCGTGTGGAGGAGGACTTCAAAAAGTTGGTGCTTACTGTATACGGTGTGGCAAAAAATGAGGGAATGCTTCGATACAATGATGTGCGACCACTGATTACCGCCATTGATGGAGTGGAGGACTTCGACACATTCCTGATAAATGGAAAAATGAGCAATATCAAACTGGAAAAAGAAGAATATCCGGTTACTGGAACAATCGATTTCAGAAGTTAGGAGGGTGGACAATGACAGATGAAGAACTGGAACTATTTCCGACGAGTGAGAGTGCCCTGAAAATGCTGTCCTACGTGACACCCGGATTTTATGACAAATCATATGTTGGCAAGTGGATGTTCCAGGTCATGGGGTTGGAATATGATACAGCCTTAAAGCTGGCGGAGGAATTACCGCAACAGTTTTTCCCGGAAACAGCGACCTGGGGCTTATGCTGGCACGAAATAAAATGGGGATTGCCGGTGCAGGAAAACATTTCTTACCAGGAGCGCAGACAGGCGATATATGAAAAGAGAGATTATCATTCGCCAATGACACCGTACATTATGGAACGGTATCTGGAAAATGCGACCGGCTTCACGGTGCATATAGCAGATTGCCACGATGCAGGTCCATTGAAGTATAAGCCACCTCACCCAAATGTATTTAAGGCATTTTTTAATGGCGAGGGCACGCTGGATTCAAAAAAAGCCCGAAAGCTGATTGATAAATTAAAGGAATCACACACAACATATTTCATAAACGATTATTCCATTTTTGAAATTGTGTTTTCTGAAAAATTCATAGTCAGCGATATAAATTTGCTTTTTAAGATACCGTTCTGGAAAGGGCGGCGTTTTGACGGCTCTGAACTATTAAATGGTTCGCACCTAATGGATGCACTTATTGAGTATGATTTACGACTTGGACTGAAATACAAAGAGGGCGATTTCCAGATTGCAGAAACGCTGGATGTTGAGCGAATGACAGCAAGGGCGAAAGTTCCGCTAACAGAAAAAATCCATATTGAGAAGCAGACTGTCAGTGCGAAAGCGTTTAACTGGCAGTCTTTGTTTTTTGATGGTTCCGTCCCGATGGATGGAAAATTGCTGATGAATTATTGCAGAGCAGACAATAAAACCACTGCAAACATCAGAATACCGGTAGCATCCATTTCCGAGAGTTATGGAAACGCTACCTGTACAGTAAAAAGGAATCTTGCATATTTTGACGGTTCATTAAAAATGAACGGTTCACGATTGCTTAATTCATTAAACAGAAAGGAGGCTATCTAAGAATGGCACAAAATGTAATTATCACAAAAAAAGCCAGAAAGAAAATGGTGCAGGCAAGAGCAGGAGCAATCGCACTGCCAAAGATTGTCGGCATGGCATTTGGTTCTGGAGGAGTGGATAGCGCAGGAAATGTTATTTCTCCATCAGAGACACAGAGCACACTAAAAAAAGAGCTGCTCCGTAAGCCTATCAGCGGCTACAACTTTATCACAGAAACAACATGCAGATACGAATGCACGTTGGGAGAATCAGAGCTTGCCGGACAGTACATCAGTGAAATCGGACTGTATGATGCCAACGGCGATATCGTTTGTATCAAGACCTTTACCAGAAAGGGAAAGGACAACGATATTGAAATGACATACACGCTGGACGATGTTTTCTAATCCGGCAGAGAGGAGAAAACCATGAAATCATACAAACCAGGTTCCGCTACCTACAAAGATAACATTCCGATAGTGGAAACAACCGACACAAACCATGCGGATAATGTAAACCAGGCACCGAAACAGCTTATTGAGAACGACATCGCAATAAAAGAGCAGATGGACGGATATGGCTTTTCTGTAGTTAATGGCGCATTATGCGTAACCTATGAAAGTGAGGATTAAAAGAAATGAGCAAAGTTACAGAACCTATGCTGCTGGATAAAACCGGTCAGCAGTTACTTGGAGCAATGACAAAGCAAAATGAGTTGCTGACAGCGATTGCAAGTGGATACAATTACAAGCCGACATCCATTGCGGATGTGTTTGCAGTGGTGCAGTCAGGAAAGGCAAATCAGGTCTTTAATTATGGCGACCAGATTATTTTGCCATGGACCGACAAGGCAACCGGAAAAACATACGAGTGTCCGCTTGATGTGGTACATTTTGGAGATGTTACACTTGCGGATGGAGAAACAGTACCGGGTATGTTGGTACAATGGCACTATGCGACACCTTTTGGTGTACAGTTCAATCAGTACCAGGCATTTAAGTATTGCGAGGAACAGTTACCTGCAGGAACCTACAATGTCATTATCGGTGATACATGGGGAAACAACTGCGTAAAGGGTAAAACATACCAGTTCACACTTACAAAGCCTGTACCGGCAAAAGGACAGCTCGCAGGATTATACAGAGCACCTGATGTCAGCCCGGCTGAATGGAAAGTATATTCATTTGAGAGTAGCTCGGCAACAGACCCTATCGAAACCGTAGCGATGGTAGAGGGGACAGGAGGAACCGCCCTCGGAACGTTATCTTTCAAACCAACAGCACCGCTGAATGGTTTGCAGAGCGTTGGATACGGATACAATCGTTGGGCGCAGAGTGCTATGCGTCAGTGGCTTAATTCAGAAGCAGCAAACGGTAAGTGGTGGACACCACAACACAATTTTGACCGTACACCAGACCAGCTCAAAGAAAAACACGGATTCCTTACAGGATTTGATGAGGAATTTACAAAGAGATTGAAAGCGACAAAGGTATCTACCTGGAAGAATACTCTTACAGACAATGGAGATACAGACGGTATTGAAGTAACTTACGATAAAGTATTCTTGCCAAGTTTGGAGGCAATGTCAATCGCTCCGCAGAAAGCTGGCGAGGACGATGTATGGGAATACTGGAAACGTGCATCTGGAATGGCGGACAAAATGCAGCAATACAAGACATATCCGCAGATTAGAACATTTGCGATTGAGAATCACACTTCACCGCAGCACGTCCGCCTGCGCTCGGCTAATCGGGGCGGCTCGTACTATGCGTGGTATGTGAACTCCGATGGTGGCGTCTACAACGGCACCGCGCACTGGGCTAGTCGCTGCGCTCCGGCTTGTTGGCTTTGCTAATCGAATAATCGTTATAATCCCCGGCACCCACGGATGCCGGGATATTTTTTGAAAGGAGGAATCAAGATGGCAGTACCAGAGGGAGAAAGACGACCTTGTAAAATGGACGTATTTATGTATGAGTTAGACCTTGTAACATATACGCTCCGAATCACAAGGAATGAGAAAATATTTCTTCCAGAATATAAAGGCTGCATAACAGACGATATTGTAGAAACCGCAAAGAATATCTACATAGATTCGTGGGATGCAAACAATATCAGAGTTCTGAAACGTGGCGATAGTAACTGGGAGGAGAGAAATCGTCTACAGTTAAGAGCTGCTAGGAATTGCAATAGGCTTTTGGCACTCATAGGTATCGCAAAGTCCTCGTTTCACCTGAAATCAAAGCGTGTCAAATACTGGGTTGGTAAAGTGTTAAAAATCCGGGGGATGATACGGAACTGGAATGAAAGCGATAGTGAACGCTACGCCGCTAAACAGCGGAAGTAGTGTTTATTATAGGGATGAGGACTGAAACGCAGAACGTCCGCCTGCGCTCGGCTAATCGGGGCAACTCGAACAATACGTGGTATGTGAACTCCGATGGTAACGTCAACAACAACAACGCGAACTGGGCTAATCGCTGCGCTCCGGATTGTGTGGTATTCAGGACATATGGCTGTCTCACAGAGGCGGTGCTCCGACCAATCTAACACAAGGAGTTCTTATCCTTGCCGAATGGCAAAACACCACTGTAGCGATGCAGTCAGCCCGGAAAGGACTGGTACTGCTATATACGTTATGGACAATAATTCAATTTACGTGGATAAAGAAGAGATAATCGGTTTCGACGCCTTGTATGATTCAATGATGAAAAGTAAGAAAGGGGTTACCTGGAAAGGTTCGGTTGCACATTATGTACTTAACAGTATGGAGGAAACTTACAAACTGTGCGAAGAGCTTGAAAAGGGAACCTATAAAGCAAGGCCGACAACGCAATTTACGATAACATCACCAAAACCGAGGGAAATAATCAGCGTATGTTTTCGAGATAGGGTATATCAGCGGAGTTTGAATGACAACGCCTTATATCCGATTATGACCAGACAGCTCATTCGTGATAATTGGGCTTGCCAGAAAGGAAAAGGAACAGACGATGCAAGGGATAGAATGAAAGTATTTTTACAGAGAATGTACCGGAAATACGGCACAGACTTCTATGGATTGCAGAGCGATGTTCATGGATATTATCCGAATATGAGGCATGACATCACGAAAGAATTGTTCCGGGATAAATTGGACGATTGGCTGTATGAGCAAACTGAAACTGTTCTTGATGGACAGTACGCCGGTGACGTGGGATATAATCCCGGCAGTCAAATGGTCCAGATAGCAGGAATCGCATTCTTGAGCGATTACGACCATGTGATGATGGAACAAACCGAAGCCGAGGATTACGGCAGATACATGGATGATTCAACACTGTTTCATCCATCAAGGGAATACCTGGAGAATTTGAAGCTGATAAATGAGAAATACCTTGCAAGCAAGGGGATGGAGTTCAACCCGAAGAAAACGAAAGTATTTAGTGTTAAAGATGGTTTTACATTCCTCGGATTCAAGTATCGGTTGACGGATACTGGAAAAGTTATCATGACAGTCAGTTCGGAGAAAGTTAAGGAAAGGCGCAGAAAACTCCGCAAGCTGGTGAGAAAAGCCAAAAGAGGCGAAATCACAAAAGCAAAAGTCGATGACTGTTATCAAGCATGGAGGAGCCATGCGAGCAAAGGAAATTCATTTCACCTCATATGCCGCATGGACGAATTTTACAAGAGTTTATGGAATGACCAAGAAATGGAGGTAACTGACAATGAGAATCAAAGAGATGAACGGCAGCATTTATGACAGCCGGGCAAATGAAAACCTGCGTGCTACAGTTGCAGAGCAGGCAGCAACGATTGATTATCTGGCTATGATGGCAGATATTGATATTCCAACAGAGGACAAAACAGAGATGGGAGGTGCAGACAATGAGTAAGGCACAGGAAACGCAGAACGTAGAAACCACAGAACAGGTACAAGAGAAAGAACACAGCCCTAAGTTCTGGGATATTAAAAGCTATTACGATAGTGGATTCTGGAACAACACAATGGTTAAAAATGCTGTTAAGAAAAAGAAAATTACAGCAGAGGAATATACGGAGATTACCGGAAAGCAATACCAGTAAAAGGAGGAAAAGGCAGGTGCTTTGCAGAAGTCCACCTGGCATAATGCCTTATGACCAAAATATCGATACCGCCCTTGTCGGAATATTACAACTTTGACCGGTTGGAGGATGCGGCGAGGGAATTACATCTGAATACAGAAGAGCAGGAGAATGAGGAAAAGCTATTCAATCTGCACAACCATTTGATATGGCATTCGTATCGTCCTTTCCAGGATGCGCTTACGGATGCCATTTTCAGTATTACTATTCAGAACATAATTAAGGATTACAACCTTACTCCGCAGGACATACCGGCCGACTACCGGGATTTGCTGGAGTGAGAGAAAGGAAGTATAGGACAATGGATTTATTTTCGTTAGCTGTAGCCATAGGCATTCCATCGGCAATCACTGGGTTTTGCTTTTGGTGTTTGGAACATCACATGGAAAAGCGAGAGGAACAAGACAAAGAGGAACGCAAGAAAAGGCAGAAAGAGCAGGACGAGAGGGAGCAGGCAAGAGAAAAGAGCGAACTGTGCATCATCAACTGCATAAATGCCTCACTTGCGCTCGGAGAAGCTACGGCAAAAGCGGTACAGCGCATCCCTGATGCGAAATGCAATGGAGATATGCACGCCGCCCTGGATTATGCACAGAAAGTGAAGCATGAACAGAAAGATTTCCTGAACTCCCAGGCTTTACATCAGCTTTACTGATTGGAGGTTGCGGAGTGAGGAAAAGAAGAGCTACTAAAAATAAAAGCAAGGCCGCCATTCTTTGGATGTGGGAACACACAAAAATGATTGTGAACTGCCTGTCTGTATTGTATGTGCTGAACTGGCTGTATTCCCTAGTCGTGATTGTAGTTGCGATAAAGGAAACCGGGCAATTCAGTTACTTAGATACTCTCATAAGCGAAACGAATGAAACGTTCCGAATTGTGGTGGGGGCAAACATAGTCAAAGCAGGTGTTGAAAACATATTCAAATACAATGATTTTGGCGGTAAGGGTTCCCGGTATATGGGAGCCGGCAACAGTGAAAATGAAAGCATAGAAAATGTGGAGGACAACAGAGGATGAATGACATTATTTTTGAAGCATTAAAGTTACTGATTATGGTATGCGTGGCTGTGATTGCCAGATACGTTATTCCTTGGCTCAAAAGCAGAATCGAGCAGGATAAGATGGCAGCCATCGAAAAGATGGTTACACAGGCTGTCTTGTACGCACAGCAGGTACTCACATCAAAGAGTGGAGCCGAAAAGAAAGCTATTGTTACGGACCTGTTGAAAGAAATGCTGACAGCAAAGAATATTTCCATTACTGATGAACAGCTTAATATTTTGATTGAAGCGGCTGTTAAGCAGATGAAGATGGAGGAAAACGCAGGAATCGTAATCGAGGCAGTAGACGAACCGACAACAAAAACTGAATAAAAGACAGGAGATGATACCATGTCGCTCAAAGGAAATAGCAACGCAGAGCGCATCTGGAATTTTCTGATAAGCAAGGGGCTTAATCCATTCGGTGTCGCAGGTTTGATGGGAAACCTGGACCGAGAAAGTGGGTTAAGCCCTATTAACTTGCAGAATAACTACGAGAAATTACTGGGTTTTACGGATGATACATACACCACATCTGTAGACAATGGAGATTACCAGAATTTCGTATACGACAAAGCCGGATACGGTATTGCGCAGTGGACGTATTGGAGCAGGAAACAAAACCTGCAGAAGTATGCACAGGAAAAAGGAACATCCATCGGTGACCTGGAAATGCAGCTTGAATTTCTTATGCAGGAATTGAGCAGCGGCTATAAATCTGTGCTGAATGTGCTGAAAACAGCAACGAGCGTGTTCCAGGCATCGAACGCTGTATTGCTTAATTTTGAAAAACCGGAAAACCAAGGAAGTTCAGTGCAGAAAGAAAGAGCCGAAAGCGGACAGAAATTTTATGACAAATATATGTCTGGAAAAGGAGGAACATCTATCATGGGAAAGACAATAACGACAGGATGGCTTTCAGCCGTTGTTAATGGAATCAAAATCAATTGTGATTTGAAGTGTAGTTCAGATAATTATAATAGCGCATCGAGCAGAAATGTTCTCAATGTTGTTATGCATTATACCGGCAACAGCAAGGATACAGCAAAGGCAAATGCGAATTATTTTACCGGAGCAGGAAGAAATGCATCGGCACACCTGTTTGTGGATGATACAGAAATCAGACAGAGCGTGCCGCTGAATTGTACCGCATGGCATTGTGGAGCAAAGACATATAAGCACTCAAGCTGTAGGAATGCAAACAGTATTGGCATTGAGATGTGCTGCACCGCCGGAAATTATAGGATTTCCGAAAAGACAAAGCAGAACGCCGCATACCTGTGTGCATATATCTGTAAGATGCTCGGCATCAGCGCAGGAGAAGTTGACAAGTATGTGCTGCGCCACTGGGATGTTACCGGAAAGAACTGCCCAGCACAGATGGCAGGCAGTAGCAATGCTGAATGGGTAGCGTTCAAGAATATGGTAAAATCTATTCTTGGAGGTGGAGGAACAGGCGGTAACACTTCCGGCGGAACCCAGGCGAAGCAGATGTACCGAGTTCGTAAAACTTGGGCGGATGCAGCAAGCCAGAAAGGAGCATTCACAAGCCTGGAAAATGCAAAGAAATGTGCTGACGAAAATAAAGGGTACAGCGTATTTGATTCCAACGGAAACAAGGTATATCCGGCATCGACAAATACCGGAACGTCATGCAACTATGTGGTAAAAATTATAGTTGATGGATTGAGATACAGGGACAACCCTGGAACCAGTGGGACAAGAGTACTTGGGCATTTGAAAAAGAATTTCAAATATACCGTAGTAGAAGAACGCACCGTGAATGGCGTGAAATGGGGCAAGCTGAAATCTGGTGCTGGATGGTTTTCATTACAGCCAGAATACTCTACGCGATGTTAATACCTGATAAATGAGGAACGGACCTCTCTATCACATAAAATGTGGTGGAGGGGTTCTTTTTTTGTACTCGAAAATATTGCATATATATGGTAGACTGTAGAAAAAAACTAGGAGGTCTCAGAGAAATGAGAAAAAGACATTTTTTATTATTGGCAGTTGCCATAGCAAGTCTTACCTTGAACGGATGTTCGGGGGGTACAACTGATGTTGATACCTCGCAGACCGAAAGTGTAGCGGAAAGCGAAAGTAGCGAAGCTGAACCGGCATCGACAGTAGAGATGCCAGAGGGATTCACAAAGATTACGCAGGAGCAGGCTGAATCATGCCCGGATGGGGACGGAGTGGTCGAAGTCATGAAAACAGCCCTGCAGTCGATTGGCGTTAAGAAAGTGCCGGATTGTTACTGGGGGAATTATAAGGCAGCCGGAAGTGTCGTTGACATGGAGGCTTACCTTATAACGGATGCACAAAACCTTATTGTCAGATGCCAGTATCTGAATAATAACTGGACGGTTGTTTATATCACTGACAGCGAGAACGGACACTTGTATTATCCTACAACGGGCAAGGATGCGTATAGCTACACAACAGGGGAATTGATAAAGCAGGAAGAAACAACTGAGCCAGCAGCGGCAGAGGACACGCAGGAGAAATCCGAAGAGCCTGAAACGCAGGAAGTACCGCACCGGGACGGGATGTACGGAATCAGTGACAAGAACTGTCACGATATAGATGCAACCTTTTCCAGAAATAAAGTGCGGAATGATGTTACAGGAAAATGGAGAGTATCAACCATTTCTGCCGATGTACAAATGGTGGAATATGCAAAGGATTACTACCAATGGAAATTTACGAGCGATGATGAGATTCACTGCATTGTGAATTTTTATAACAACACGACAACGAAGATACAGTACCTTAGCGGGAATCTGTTCGTTACGGTCCATGAGTATGTAAAGGGAGAGGAACACGATGCAAACCTGATGTTCAGCGGAACAGTCCTCCAGGATTTCATAGTTTATCTCGACAATGGAGATATTGAGCAGATACAATAATAGAGTTATCCCCAGAGTTATTCACATTATCCACAAAATATTGAGTTGATAAAATAACCGTTTGGTAACCGACCGATACCGAACGGTTATTTTTTTATGCGTTCGGAAAAATTCGGTTTATTTTTGATTTTGTACCAGTTTGAACCTGGACTTCAAAATTTGTACCGGCAGTTCAAAAAAGCGAAAAACCGAACGGTTATTTTCTTACAATCCTTGAAATCCGCATAAAATAAGGATTTTCTAATGATTCATTTCTAAAATAAAAACCGAATTAACGAACGGTTATTTTCTGAACCGAAAAAACCCGATACAGATACAGAAACAGATAAAGATACAGATATATAAATATATTTATGTTCATTTGTACCTCGAAAACTTTTTCAAAAATTGTAAATAAGCATATTGACACTACTAACCTACGTGTTATTATAATGTCAACAACTCAATAAAACGAGTTGAAATAAACCGAGGCAGGAGGTTAAGAACACATGGAGGATAACGAAATGATGAACATTATAGAAGTTACAAGGTTACAGGAGTGGTTAGAAGCATATGGAGTTCCACCAGATTTGAGAGAAGATTGCATTAAATACATTGCAAGAGAGAGTGACACGAAAATAAAAAAGGAAACCCCGACACCTGGCAAGTAAGAGGGTTTCCAATCTGCAATAAGGGTAAGGCGGTTCCTGCCACCGCCAAGCCTTACCCTTTTATTATAGCAGGGCGGTGGAAGAAATCAAGAGCGGAACGAAGGAGGACATAGGGATGGCAAGCAGAAATTACAAATATTACCAGCCGAATAAAAAGGACCTTAAAGACAAGTACGGAGATTGTGTTATTCGCGCATTAACAAAGGTCACCGGAAAGGAATGGATGCAGGTCTTTGATGAAGTGTTACCGTATGCGAGAGAATTGCAGTGTATGCCGAATGGAAAGCAGTGCTATGAAAGCTACTTGAAAGCAAACGGTTTTACTTACCATGGCATCAGCAACAAGAAAGGTTCAAAAAGACCTACAGTTGACCGGTTTGCAAAAGACCATAAAGCAGGAATCTATTTCCTGAATGTGGCAAACCATTGCGTATCTGTAGTGGATGGAATCTATTACGATACATGGGATTCTGGAGAGTGCTGCTTGTATGGATACTGGGAGATGGAGGAGGAACAGAACAAATGAAACAGGAGAAATTCAGAGAAACGTTACAAATCTTCATGGAGGATTACCAGGGATTCGACTGGGAACATGGGAAAATCGTTCTGGTAGTTGATGGTTGCCCACATATTTGCACAGAGGCATGGGAATATCTGGTTGAAAAATATAAAGAGAAAACCGTAAGAAGATGGACGCATGACGAAGACGTTATGGTTATCACACTTTAAAAGATACGGAGGAGCAGAGCTGATGAAAAAGTACAGAGTAAACGAGAGCGAACATTTCAACCTGTATTCGATGCACGATAAGCTGAAATGCATCGAAATTGATATGCAGGAGGCACCGGCACACACATATACAGACGAGCAGTGGGATGAGGTCCAGGAAAGAATCAGCGAAGTCGAGGAGCTTATGGAAAAGGCGTATTGCGTAGGCGCATTGGTGGACTGGCCAACCCTAAAGAGAATCAGGGAGATTAAAGAGGAACGGCAGTTGATGAGATACAACGCCTGCATGGCTCAGGGGGCATCGGAAAAAGATGCTGCAATGGCATTTGAATTATAAAACAGTTGCCCGCCCCGGAGGTTACGAGGGCAGAAAGTGAGGACACACAAATGATGGCGAATATTGTAGCGATGTTTCATTCAACACTGCATATGGACGATGGATACGTGAATCATATCGCAATAGTCCAGGACGCTGATGGATACCACAATTATTTTCTTTATGATGAGGACAAGGGAAAGGGAGCTGCAGGGACAGGACCATTCAAAACAATAGAGGATGCGAAACAGGATGTCATAGCACATTACCCTGATGCGAAAGAAAAGGAAATCTCCCCGGCATGGTACAGGTATTACAGCACACAGCGACCAATCATGCCGGGAGGATACCCGAAGCCAAAAAATAACGAAGTTCTGGAGATTGAGAACTTCGACAATAAAAAGTTTGTTGAGGAAGTAGGCTGCCAGGCATGGGGCTATATCGAATACAAAAAGCCGCTTGGACATTTCGATATTATCGATTATGAATTGGTTGCGGTAAAGATTAAAACATTGCATCTGAAATATATCGGCAGGGATGATTGGGGACGGTACGTGTATGAGGATGAAAACGGAAAGCTCTGGAAGAACACAGACTGTTGCAGTCCGAGAGAGTGCTGCGAAGAAAGAGGCGATACGCTCTACTCATCCGCAGGCAACGAATTTGACGGAGAACCCGATTGCTTCATGGCGGCTCACATTAAAGTTGAGTATTTACCGGAAGAGGGAGGCGAACAGGATGAATAAATCAGATACCGGCGGACAGCCAGCGAAACTGTACCGGAACAAAGAAACAGGAGAGCTGTTTACATACCGAGGAATGCTGAAAGAATGGCGCGAGCGGTACGAGGGGATTAACCCCGCCAATGGATTTTACCAATACCACTGGCGCACCAGGTACGATTACTTAGGATAACGGAACAGGAGGGCGGAAAGTGAGAACGATTGATTTACTGTATCAGGCATATGTCGATGAGCGGATGGAGAAAGCAGAAAGCGGAGAGGAGCAGGAGGCAATTCGCCAGTTTAGAAATATATGCAGCAAAGCAGATAACAGCTTTATGAAATTGCAGGGCGATATATGGGACAGCATGGTCCAGTATGGAGATAGCAGAGAAAAGCAGGGATTCATCGCAGGATTTATGATGGCGTGTGATTTATTCAGAACAGGAGGTGCAGGGAGCTATGACAGTAAGGGAAATGCTTAACAGTGCAAGTGATGATGCGATAACAAATGCAATATTGAGAGGAGCATTCAAGAAATGCACGTACTGTATTTACGATGATACGATTGCACATGAAGCTGGCGAGCGAGCGTGTCCGAATCAGTACACAGGGCAGTATTGCAGAGAGGGGATAAAGAAATTTCTTCAAAGTGAGGCAACCAAAGCAAAGGCAGATAGAATCAAGAAAGGCAGATAGGAGGTGTAGGGCCATGGAAGATTTAATTCTACATCCTGATATAGCTGACCCGGTAATGACATTGAGCGATAGGGACATGGGAACGCTTTTCAAAGCACTTATGCTTTATCGTTGGAAGAATGAGGAGCCAAAAGACTTGAGCGCAGCGGCGGATATGGCGTTTATATTCATTCGTTCAAAAATGGATATGGAAACAGAAGCGAGAAAAGAATACTGCCGGAAACAGCAGGAAAGAGGAAAACTCGGAGGCAGACCAAAGAAAAATACAGAGGAAAGCCAGGAAAAGAAATAAAACTCATTTTTTGAGCCTTTTGTAAATAAAGGTATTGACACCTACCTACTACGTGTTATATTAAACTCATAAGAACGAGTTATACAACACACAATAGTGAGTAGGAGGAAAAACAATGGCAGCACAAATTATTCAGTTTCCGGTACAGCATAGCAATGGTTACAACAACCTGATTCAGTTATTTGAGATTTGCAGTTCTTTGGAATCCTGCAATTTCTATCTTGAAAGCGTAGAACAGCTTTTTCAGAAAGGATATATTTCTGAAAAAGAGATGTACACTCTTCGTAGAATTGGAAGAGGAAAACGCCTGGAGCTGACACAGCCAGAAGAGCAGGAGCCGCAGGAAGCAACCGAACCTGGCGTGTATCAGTACACACCGGAGATGGGAGGCACAAAGCCTGATTGCCAGATGGAGGCGAGCCGGGGATATTATGGCGGTCATTGGTTTATTGATACGCCACTGGAAATCAAAGGTCGGGGAATTACGTTCCTGAAAAAATATACGGATAAGGATTTCTGCACACCGGGGCATTACCGGGTAGGCTGGAACGAATACCGAGTAACCAATAAAGCGTTCGATAAATTAAAAGAACAGTATACAATTTCACAGGAAGTCTGCCTCGATTAAGAGGCAGATACAGAATGGAGGGAGGGCAGAAGCGTGAGCCGGAGAAAGATGCACGCATACGGAGAAAGAGAAAGCGGAGGGAGATACATTCTGGATGATTACGATTTTTCCCGGAATCATACAAAAGCACAGACAATCAAAAGATGGAAAAGGAACTTGAAAAAGAAAGCAAGGTCTGAACGCCGGAGAGTGGAGCACAAGGCGATGAGCACAAACGATGAACAATAGGAGGAATAGCTATGGCAGATATGACATTAAGACAGTTTTGTGAGAGATACCGCAAGGGAGATTTCCTTGCGAAAGACAGAGCAACACAGATTGAGGCAGGCTGGTATGACTGGTTCTGCGATGATAAGGCACTTGCAGGAAGATTGGCGAAAATCTGGGGGATTCTGAAAGGTATTACAAGCGATTACATACTGGATAACTACCGGGTGTGGTTCAAAAATAATTGCCCGATGGTCGGTCCGCTTTATGATGATGTAAGATTCGAGCCTCTTGATGAGGAGCAGAGAGATGAGCTGTATTTCGGAGTTGCCATTGATGATAAGCGCAGGGAAAAGAAATACGTTATCTTTACAGCCAGAAATGATTATGAAAACGAGTGCGGTTTTAATAATGTCCGGGAGGTGCGGCAGTTCATAAATGGGTGGGAAGATGAGCTGAAAAATGAAGAATTTTACAAGGCAAGAGAGAAGAAATACCAGGAGATGGAAGAGGCAAACAATAAATTTGCAGAGATTATGCAAAGGGCGGATGAAATCCTGGGAAATCTCAAGGAGGACTGAAATGTGGGGGATGCCAGACGAAGATGCATACTGGGAACGCAGGCGAGAGGAATACGAAAACCCACCACGCAGGAGGAGCCAGTGGGATGATGAAGAATCGCCGCCATTGAGGGAGGACTATCTGTTCCTTGATGAAGAGCAGGAGGAGTTGGAAAGCAAATACGGCTGCCCAATGGTGGAACTGGACGAAGATGAACTGTTCGAAATTGTAGAACAGTTTGTAAAATTAACGCCAGAATCTGCCAAATGGGAAGAGAACATGCAGGGCATAAAATATAAATATCAGGAGGATTGTGCGTAATGATAACAGCAAAAATCGTAAAGTATTACAACGATTATAACCAGAAAGCCTTTGACAAGACTTTTGAAAATCTGGACGAATTGGCAGATTGGATATTTGACCAGATGCAGATTGACTATACCAAAAAGCCGGGATGCGATTTCTTGACATTTCCGACCAATAGATTCGGGAAGTGGTACGAAATTTCAGTACGCCCGAATTACGGAGGATACGTTTACTGGATTCACGAAATTGACAGTGAGAACGGCATTATTTTTTCAAGTGGGAAATATACAGCCGGAAAAGATTTCTGTGCAGAAAAGGTACAGGAGTGGTTCCAGAAATGCGAGGAACGAAAGAAGCATCCAAAGTTTAATTTTGTGGAGGTGTAAGCAGTGGACATTATAGAAAAATTCAAACAGTATATGCTTGATAATGGTATTACATACGAGGAGGCGGCAAAGCGTATCGGATGGACCAGGCAGAATCTGTGGTACAAACTGAACGTTGGAGTATCACCAACATATGGGACAATTAAAAAGATTGCGGACGGTCTTGGGTTCGAGATTAGACTGATGCAGGACGGAAAACCAGATATAACAAAGCTGGAAGATATAGCGGCTGACACAGAGGACGATTCTGCCAGATTCATAATAATCGAGCATGTCATAAATTCTATGGGATATTCTCTCGAAATAGTACCACCTGAAAAGTAAACTCATAAAATTGAGATTTTGTTAATAAAGGTATTGACACCTACCTACTACGTGTTAGTATATACTCAAACAACTCAATAGAATGAGTTGAAACATAAGGAGGCATGAAGATGGGATTATTCAAAGAGCTTATGAATGCAGTCGAAAACAGGTTATATGGAACAGGGGCAACCGCTACAGCCAAGGAAAACAACGGCGTGCAGATGATTTTGATTCAGACAGGGAAAGCATTACAGGCATTGTATGTTGGTTCAATCCTGAATGAGATGGCAGCCGGTATCATGGATGCGGAAGAGGGAGCAGAGGAAGTGGAAAGAATGTTCTTCCACGCAATAGCAGAATAAGAAAGGAACTCACAAAAATGAGCAAAGAAAAAATTGAAATGACAGAAAAACAGTTCGAGGAGTTATGCAAAGCAGTATATCCGCACCTGAAAGCGATTCGGGAGGCGTTAAAAGGGAATGGCGAGGAAATGTCAGCGAGCATATCAGTTGGCAGTGATGGATACCTTAACTTCCATCCTTACAATTCAGACTGGGAGCTTTCAAAGTTCAAAGATTCACAGGCAACGATGAAATATGAGCACAGAACAATTTTGAAAATAGAGGAGGACGAATAATGGAGATTCAGTTCTATACAATCAGCGAGGATATGGCAAGAGCCGCCAACGATGCCAATTCGATGAGTGATTATAAGCAGGGCAGCGCAACAGAGGAATACCGCAAGCGAGTAGAGAACGTCTATGCGGTTGCTGAGAAAATCAAAGAGAAAAGACCGAACCTTGCTGAAAAGGCAGAAAGAATGGCAGGGAGATACAGCAAAAAGCTGGCGGAATACTATAATTCCTACTACAGAAACGAAGCGAGCTGTCCGTCAGTTCTGATTTCCGGAGCTGGCAACTTCCCGGTTAAGAAAAAGAACAAGCAGAACAGCCGCAGGGATTCGCTCATGCAGGAGTGGAACAGCCTGGAATCCTATGCAAAGAAGATTACAAACTTGCTTACAATGAATCAGCCGATTTTATCCGGGGACGCACAGGCCATTGAGATGTTGGAGGAAAAGCTGGAAAGTCTTACAGAGCTTCAGGACAGAATGAAAGCGGTCAATGCATATTGGAGAAAACACAAAACAGTCGAGGGATGCCCGGAGCTTTCCGTTTCACAGCAGGAAGAATTGAAAAAGGCTATGTCAGAAAGTTGGCATTTGAGCGATGCACCATTCGCAGGGTATCAGCTTTCAAACAATAATGCAAAAATCAAAAATACCAAGGCAAGACTGGAAAGACTGAAAAAGGCAAAAGAGGCAGGAACTAAGGAAACAGAGAACGATTTCTTCAAAGTGGTAGAAAATACAGACCTTATGAGATTACAGCTTTTCTTTGATGGAAAACCGGATGAAGAAACAAGGGATATTGTAAAAAAACATGGTTTCAGATGGTCACCGAAGAATGGATGCTGGCAGAGGCAGCTTACAGCGAATGGTAAATATGCCTTGAAAGAAGTTATCACAGAATTACAGAAAACGTCTGCTTCGGGCGTATAGGAGGTAACAGAGGTATGGCAGAACTTTTGACAAGGGCGATTGTAGAAGAATACTGGAAACGTGCAAAAGCTCTGCCGGACACAGCAGGGCAGGACATAAGGGAGCGAAGAGAATTAAGAATTGAGTTACAGAACCGATGCGGAATAACGGAATTACAGGCAGTTAATGTCCTGAACGGATTCCATGCGGACAGCTACATAGTAAGCGAATACAGAAAGGCGGCTGAAAATGCATCGGAGAAAGCTCAAGACCATGAAAGACTGGGAAAGAGAGGCAAACGGTAATTGCCAATATAGTTGGTATGATTATGCGAAACCGGGCGACCTGGTGGATGAAAGCGTATTCATATATTTTATGGATGTCACAACACCAAGAATATACAGAGATGGATACTTGCAGGTGGGTGCGCCATACAGCAGAGTGATGGACGATGAGATGGGAACGGAGTGTGACACTTTTCCGACTTTTGAGAGGGTGGAGAAAGACGTATACAGGTTCTGCGGAAATTGCTTTGCAGGAGAAACAAAACATATTGAATAACAGGAGGGCAAAAAGAATGAGTATCAATTCAATCAGATTAAGTGCATACGGATTCCGTATGGAGGCAGTAGGCAGCAAGAAGTTTATCAAGAGAGAAAGAAATGCGTTTCTGGAATTTGCGGCAGGAAGAGTAAACGAAACGGCACAGAAATTAGCAGAGGCAGTATGCGCAGAACCGTTGCATCCATTTTGCAACTGCGCCATGCCTGGCGTGGATTCGGACCAGGAGCATGAAAAGTCAAAAGATACCGGAAAAGAGCTGAACATCACACATAAATACAAGAAAACATTTACGTTGGATGAATTAAGAGCACTTATTAGAAGCGGAGAAATCCAGAACCATGTTTCGGTTGGAGATACAATCTGGATTATGTTTGACGGAAAAGAGGCTCCATATGATGTTATTGGCTTTGATGCGGAGGAACTTGTGGACAAAACACTTGACCATAGCATGACAATCCAGGCTCATGTAGCAATTGAGGCGAGAGAGTTCGACACAAAAGGAGATTACGGCAGTAATGTATGGGCGGATTCAGAGTTGAGAGAATATTTACAGAGCGATGAGTTCAAAGAAAGATTTGTAGACCTTATTCCTTACCTGGCAAAAGTGAAGAAAAACAACAGCAATGGAGAACAGACAGAAGATTTGTTTTTCCTGCTCTCAAAAGAGGAGTTCGACCCGGATGAAACACCATACGAATTTTATGAAAATAAGGCGAACAGAGTGAAATTCACAGAGGATGGTAATACCTGCCGACACTGGACCCGCTCGGCTTTTCGGGGCTCCTCGACCATTGCGTGGTGTGTGGGCTCCGATGGTCACGTCTACTACTACAGCACCGCGACCTGGGCTAATCGCTGCGCTCCGGCTTGTACCATTGCATAGAAATCTATCAATCTTCTCATCCCGGCACCCATGGATGCCGGGGAGGGGATAGAAAAGAGGTGTAGAATGGCGAAGAAAAGGACGAGAGCAGAGGAATTGCAGGAAAATTTGCAGAAAGATTTTCAAAGATGGGAATACCTAAACACGCATGGAGGCAGCGACCCATTATACGAAGATGGCTTCAACATGAATATTGTGCGGAACCATATCATATATGACAAGCGGAAGTGCCAGGAGGAGTTGGAAGAAAAGGACTATCCGAAAGAATATTTCAGAGAAACACCGCCACGGGTAGACAATTATTATATGGCGAGAATGAATGAAATCAGGGAAAATGCGAAAAGCTCTCTCCTGGTTTACAAGGCAGATGAAAATTATATTTTTATCATGCAGAATCTTGGAAAGTTGAACGAAAGGCAAAAAGAACAGTGCCATATCGGTGCGGTTATGGAATATATTACAGGATTGCAGAGTTTTATCAATGGGAATGATTATGTCGGAATGAGGCGGCACGAACACCCGGAAAGATACCAGGACAGCTTTAAATATTGTCGCAAACAGATAGAGGAATACCTGAAAAAGATTCCAGAAGAAAAGGTACTGCCTACCGGACAGCTTACGTTGTTTGACCTATTCGATATGAGTGGAGGTTAGAAGATGGAGGAAAGAAAGTGCTTGTATTGCAAGAAAATATTTCAGACTGATATTCCAGGAAAGAAATATTGCTGCCGCAAGTGTTCTATAAAATACAGGAGGCGCAGAAAAGATGGATATAAAAAATAAAAATGAGTTGAAACGGCGAATAGACTTATTCCTGCATGATTTCACACATAAGGAGTATCGAATCAACGAAGAGTTTTGCAAAGAAACTATGCGGATAATGGCAGATTTCATAGGCCATGTAGATAATCGGCTGGATACGGCGAATAAAAGATTACAAAAGGCAAGAGCAGGAGAAAAAGTGCTTGCAGAATATATTATTTCAAATGTTCATAGTTGTCCTATACCGGTTGAAATGGTATGCAAACCAGGGTTTCAACAGAAAGGATGCGTTCAATGTCTGATAAAGCATCTGGATACTTTGAATAAGCCGAGGGAGGACTGAAAATGCTGATAAATAGAAAATGCGAGCATTGCAATGAACCGTCTAAACGAGTGGTTGGATTTTGGGATGGAGCAAGAGGGAAAAACGGATTCTTGTACGATTGCGAAAATGGAAAATGCGGAGTACGACAACTAATTAAGGCTACGGAAACAAAGGCTATGCAGGAAAGGATTAAAATACAGAACATCAATAGTCAAAAAGGAATGTACGCAGGTTACATAGCAGCATTGAGGAGAGATGCGAAAATATCAATGATGGAAATGTCAAAAATAGCTGGTTGCAATCCGGCAGAGTACAGTGCGTATGAGCATGAAAGAAAGCCATTCGATGAAGAGGCTTACAGGAAATGTGTGAAGCATCTTCTGGAAAGCGAAAAACAGCGCAGAGCAAAAGAACTATCTGTAACTGAAAGGTTGTTGAACATTGGACCTTTTACAGGAGAACAGAAAAACTGGAAAGAGCTAGAACAGTGGGTTGATACGATAAATGAAATTATTTGCGATTTGAAGAAAAATATAAGATAAGGAGTCGAAAAAGATGGAAGTTAAAATCATTAGTGGATACGGAGAAAATACATTTCAGATGGAAGAGGCAGATGCTATGTCATTGCTTAATAATGCCATGAGATTCCATAATAAAATCAAGACAGTTGGAGGCATTAAGAATAATTCGGATGCTAAAACCGGGAAAGAAGAAAAAACCGAAGAAAGTATTACAGCGCATGAGTTTGTGAAGAAAATGCAAGAAAAGCCTCACAGCCGGAATGACAGCTTGTTTGGTACGGGATGGAAGAAAGAACCGGAGAAAAAAGAAACGCCGCAGGATGTGGAACATCCTGACGGATACAAAGGCTTTCTGTATATCAAATGCGATAAGTGCGGAAGAGAAAAAGGGTTCTGCTCAAAAGAAAAAATTAAATCCTATAAATGTGACTGTGGCAACGAAATGGAACTTGTAAACCTCAAACCACTTTATACGAAGTGCAAGTGTGGCAATGAATTTAAGTATATGACAAACATGAATACTGCGGAATTTACTTATAAATGCTTCACTTGCGGCAGCCCTGTAGATGTGAAAATGAATAGCAGAAGAACAGCTTATATTACAATCGGGAGGGGGGCGGAACTAAAGGTTATAACCGTAAACTGGCTCGAAAATATGGTGCATCAGTTAGTTGCTGGTAAAAGAAAGAGAGGCTAAAAATGAATAAAGCAATCGAGATAGGCCGCCTTACACGCGACCCGGATGTTAGATATTCGCAGGGGAGAAATACAGCAGTAGCAAGATATACTATTGCCGTAGACAGAAAATTTAAGAGAGACGGAGAACCAACCGCAGATTTTATCCCTTGTGTAGCGTTTGGAAAACAGGCGGAGTTTGCCGAGAAGTATTTCAGAAAAGGAACGAAAGTTGTTATTTCTGGAAGAATCACAACAGGAAGTTATACAAACAAGGACGGCCAGAAAGTATATACCACTGAAATAACAGTGGAGGAGCAGGAGTTCGCAGAGAGCAAAGGAAGTAGCGAAGCGCAGGGAGCCGGTCAGATGTCAACTCCGAATGGCGATGAGTTTATGAGCGTTCCAGATGATGATACCGGCTTACCGTTCAATTAGAATCAGTTAGAGGTGCGTAATGAAAGACAAGGAATGCAAGCAGTATATACATACCTATAAATGCGGCAGAAAATCATGCGATGGATGTAAAAATAGATATGGCAGGAGGAGTGAAAACATGACAGGCAGAGAATTGAGAGATAAATTAAACTATATTGGAATGGAAAGACGCATCCGGCAGTTGGCACTGGATAGCAAATTAGCTACAGCAGAAGAGATTGCTGTAATGTCAGAAATTGAAGTCTGCGATTTAATCGTGAAAAATTATACAGTTGTGTATGCGGAGGCAGAAGAAATCGGACTTGTACCGACAGATAAGATGGACGAATACAATAGGCTGGTAAAATGTATCTCTCGTTAAGCGGAAAGAGGCAGAACGATGCGGAAAATATATTTGGTTCCAAGTATCAATGAAAGACAAAACATATATATGTATTGCAATTATGCAAGGATGAACCCACACGAAGAGAGATGCCTGGACTGTAAAAGAGATTGCAAACATAAGGGAAAGCATACAATACTGGATAGGCAGGAGGAATAACGATGCTTGCAAATTATGAAAAATTCGGATTCAAAATCAAGGCAGAGCATCTGCCCGAATCATGCACCTGGTGTCCTTTTTGGACGGCTCCAATGGCAGACGATGTAGAATTTGCTGGATGCTATATAACCGGAAGTGAAGTCCGGCTAGATACCGGGGAGGCTGATAAAAGGCGAATGCCTGATTGCCCGATAAAGTGTAAGAGAGGCAGGGAATGCAGAAAGAAGCACAAAGGTAGACGGAACGGAGGCATAAAATGACAAAGGCACAAGGAAAAGCAGTGGAATTGCAGAAAGAGATAGAAGCTGCCTGCATTAAACATGGTCTGAATCTTACTATTTACGATGGAAAAATAGGCTTTGTAGACCAGGTGGACAGAAAAATAGTTATGCTGTGGCAACCAACTTATAAGATGGGAGGCGTGCAGGATGAATAGAAAGACACTGGAAGAAAACCTGGGACGAAAAATAAAGGTCAGACTATTCGATGGAGCAGAGCACGAGGGGTATCTAAGAAAATCGGGAGATGAACGGTATCGGAACGACCCGAATTTGTATTTACCGAAGAACTATTACTTCTTGACAGATGATTATGGAGTATGTAAAACGTGTTTGTTCCGGGTATCACATATCCAAAATTACAAAATATTAGCTTAAAAGGAGCAGAGAGAATGAAGAAAACAAGAGCGATGGCGGTTCTTGTAATTGTGGCGGTACTGGCATGTGCCGCCTTTGCTATAAGCGAGAACAGTGCCGAAAAAAGGAAACAGATGGTAGCACAGAAATACGGAATCACGCAGGAAAATACAAAAAATGTTATCAAAACCGAAGAAAATGTATGCAAAGCCCAGAAAAGCGATTCAAAAGCTCAAACAAGTGCACAGGAAGTCCCGGAAAGTGTTATCATACCTGGGAAAAATGAAACAGGCAATCCGCTGATTGATGCAGAGCTGCAATCTAAAATAGTAGGCGATAGCCTGATGGCATACATTGAAGTTAACAAGGACACCTTAAAGGGAATAACAGAGGAGGAGTACAGAGCGTTTGCAGAAGAGGTTGTGAGAAATAGCGGATACAGATGGTTCACTATTAAATGCGGAGATGGCACCGGAATAGTTCATGCCGGTTCATATTATGCTTGTGCCGTATATGGGAAACTAGATTCGGACGGATGCATAGCAGAGCCATATGGATGCATATACCTTACAGATGATGGATTTATTTACGAGGAATAGTACAGAAAAAAAGAACTGGATTACTTCATATATGTATGGTATACTGACAAATGTAACGTTTCGGCTACATTCCTAAAGGTTTGGGGATGC